CTACATTATGGGCTTTACAATGTCAACTCTCAATCCGAGTGCATCAATAATGCGAAAAAACAAACCGGCTCCGGGTTCAATCAAGCCATTCTCTATTTTTGATATGTAAGACTTGTTTGTCCCTACCTTCTTTGCAAGCTCTGATTGTGTCATTTTCGCCTCCTTTCTTGCATCAAGAAGTATCTGACTGGTATAAAAAGCATATGCATCATCTTCCGCCTTCGCACGTTCAGGGCTTCCTTCCTTCCCGAATTTTGCATCTAATACTACATCATAATCTACAATCTGATGATTATTTGTCTCCATAATACGCCTCCTTTATTTTTAGTGCCTTTTCTATTTCTGCCACTGGTGTTTTTTGAGTTTTCTTCTGAAAGCCATTAAACAGTACTACTATTGACCCATCATCAAATATAAAGAATACCCGATAGATATTGCTATTGTATTCAGTCCTCAACTCATACAATCCATCTCTAATTAGTTTCACAAACTTTTTAGGCAATCTATCCTGAGTTTTCAGAAGAAGCAGACCATATTGTACCTTTTCTTGCTCTTTCTCTGTTAAAGTAGCCATAAATGCCTCAAAATACCCACCATATGTTCTTATCTTACGTTTCATAGTGCAAATATACAAAAAGTTTCCTTATATAGTAACTTTTATTAGTTTTCTTCTATTTGGGGGATAATCCTTTTTAGATTGGAGAAAATCAGGATTTCCGTTTTTCTCATTGCATCAGGTTCTGAAAGTTCACCTTTCTTTCGCTTTCAATTCCACTTCGAACTCCTTTCCACAGTTCGGGCACGTGATAGAGGCTCCATCGCTTTGGGGCTGAATTTCTTTCGGGGATGCGAAGAGTTGCCACATGGGGACGTTTAGGGCGGTGGCTATCTTTTCAAGGGTTGGATATGATGGTTTACCATTTACTATTTGTACAAGTCCAACTCTTGACATACCTAACAAATCTGCAAATTCTTGTTGGGTATATCCCTTCTCTTTTATGAGTTCTTTAATTCTATGTTCCATAATTGTGTATTTAATTATAATGCAAATATACACCACAAAGAAAAATGTAAATTATCCACTTTACTAATTAACGTTAATGAATATCATATTGTTTACTAATTATATTGTGCATGTAAATTATATACTATACATTTGCATCATCAAAGTTAAACAAAAAGCTATAAGATATGAAACGCTACAACTTAAGCAAGATAATGAAAGAAGCCCATCAGATTAAGAAGTACATGAAACTGTATTCACTCACTCATGGAGTAAAGAATTGGGTGGACTGCCTTAAACTTGCCTGGGTTAACGAAAAGAAGCGTGCGTCTGATGAGGACACGAAAAACGCAGAAAAAGAAGCGATGAAAGTTTCTTTAGCCGAACCCGCAAGACGCAGCGCTTATGATGATTTATCAATCCCGACATCCGCTTACTATACCAATAACAATAAAGGACGCTTCGGTTCTCATTACGTAGGTGACTAATTTAATATATTATATCATGGAAGAAAACAGACAACTTGTAGGCAATATTTGCGCCTCGATTGAAGAACTTGGTAATGTGATAGTAGATAACGTAGCTGCATCACACAAAGATTATGAAATAATGATTGCTTCTTTGGATAATTCGATAGCTGAAATGAAGAAGAGATTAGGAAATGTATTGCCACATAAACAAGCATAGACGCACGTTGAGGTTACGACCAGCGAAATCACGTTATGATGCCCCGTCAGCAATACGGCTGGCGGGTTTCTTGAATATCAATTATTCATTGTTCATAAGAGGGGCACATTTGCACCTATATTTTAATAGGAAAAACATAACTCTTAAACATTACTTTTTGGGAATTATTGCTATATTTGCATTGCATTGGGTTGTTCTTATGGAAATTAGAATTAATCAGAGGATTAAGATATAGAAAGCTGTGTAGGTCACAACCCCCTGCATGGCTTTCGCCTTTTTATCTCCGTATAAAGAAATACGGTACATCCTCGAACGAAAAGACTTTATTATGGACAGCATTCAAATTTTTAAGAATGAGGCTTTCGGTGAAGTTAGAGTAGCCGGAACAAGTGAAAAACCTTTATTTTGCCTTGCAGATGTTTGCAAATCTTTAGGGTTGCGAGTAGATGCAGTGCAATCAAGATTATCAGATGCCCCCATTCGGATTGGGGTCACTGATTCGCTTGGAAGAGAACAGCAAATGAATTTCGTTAACGAAAAGAGCTTGTACAAAGTTATCATGCGTTCAGACAAGCCGCAAGCAGAACCTTTTCAAGACTGGGTATGCGGTGAAATCCTTCCTTCAATCCGCAAACACGGCATATACGCCACTGACAATGTTATAGACCAAATACTGAATAATCCGGATTTCGGTATTGAACTTCTCACTAAGTTAAAAGAAGAACGGTCGGCACGCATCGAAGCGGAAAAGCAAGTAGCTGTGCTTACTCATGTTAATAAGACCTATACATGCACGGAAGTAGCTAAAGAGTTGGGGCTTAAATCGGCAATTGAACTCAACAACCGTTTAAAAGAACTTGGTGTACAGTATAAAGTTAATCAGACATGGGTTCCATACACTAAATACGCAACTCTTGGTTGGTTTGATATAAAGCAAGAAGTAGCTGACAACGGTCATATTATCTACCATAGAAAGATTACCGGAATTGGCAGACAAGGCATAATCAACCTTATTAATTCTTAGTTGATAAATAAAGGGGCAGCAATTGCCTGCCACCCCTTCGGGTTTTAACCTCTGCGAACCTTAATTACAGTCCGCCGGATTTTAATCCGGGTGGTGGTTTTGACCCTTACAGTAATTCTTGCCATAAGCGTTAATTATAATGTTAGACATTGGATAATCTCAGCCTTATCCGTCAGGCGATTTCCTTTTTCATGTTATGGCAACAGATTATAGAAATCGGGCAAGTATTACTGTTTATTTGGAAATTTAATGACAGATGAATAGCTCAAACTTTCAACTCCAGTCTCCCCTATCGTATTGAGAATTTCCGTTTGAATTATTCCTCTTCTTTGATAAACCAATGGCTTCTGTAACTATCTTTACACGATACCCGCCTTTGCTTCCCTCGCTAACATTATATATTTTCTCCTTCATTTCATTTGCTTCCGCTTCTGTTAAATCACAGATTGTCTCATTTGTAACGACGGAAGATGTTTTTTCAGAACCATTGTATATGGTCGTCATAACCCGTATCTGAAAATTCCAACAATATTTAGTTTCATCTGTATCATCGTCCTTTGAGCACCCTACAAGTAACAAAAATATTGCCATAAAAAAATAAGAGTTTTTTCATAATATATTTAGTTGTATAATTATTGGGGTATTGCATTGATATTTTACATGTTTTAAGAACCTAAATATTCGCAATACAACTTATTGTAGACCCTAACCAGTTTACTGATACATTCCCTGACATATTGAGGATTACCATCCGCATTAACTAATAAGTTAAGCATATTAGAATCTTCCAATATTTTAATATTCTTCTCCACATACTCGACAATAGATTTTTGAGTATCAACAAAACCTAATACACTTTTCTTTTTTGCAAAATCAGTCTCTGAAGTAACAGCCAAAACTTTTGTTAGTTGATTTAGCACAGATGCAGATATATACGGATTGTTTAATTCAGAGGATTTTCTTAGAGCAACAGATAAGCTCATTGTCCCATTTTTAAGAGAAGCAAGCCCAGACTTTATCTCCATATCTATAAAAAGAGCAATGTCTTGTTGTATTAAGCCAAAAGCCACCATATCATTTTGATATTTTGATAATCTTTCATCCAACTCTCGTTTATAGGTCTCCAAGTTATCATCCGACTCCTTCTTCAAACGTTTTATTTTATTATCCACCCTCTTTCTAAAAACAGTAAGGTTATATCCAAACATAATTGCCATTATTGCTACAAGAATAGCCACGATACCTACTACTGTTGAAAGGATTGTTATGCAATCTCCAATATTCATATCATTATTCTTTTATTTATCTTATAATTTATAGTTATCTTTATACTCTTCAATCAGTCTAATGGCTGTGCTTATTCCCCATGCAATGCTGGTTCCCGAATGATACTGCGCATTATACCCAGAAATAGGGTAATACATCTTACCATCTACAATATTTCCATACAAACATTCAAAGCCTGTAATTATCCCTATTACTACAACAGATTGTGTTATTTCGTTGAAATAAAAAACTGGACCTCCAGAGATACCCGGGGAACTTGTTCCGTCTATAAGAAAATAGGGACTTTTATTCCTTATCATTATAGCCGATAATATTCCCTTCTTTATAAATAAAGTTGGAGTTGTATTCTTCCCATTTATATTTGGGAAAAAAGGATAACCACAGTAATACAATTCTTGTCCTTGATAAACATTAGTAGAATATTGAATTTTTCCAATATCTCTATCTGTATTATCTTCCATGCAAAACACAGCAACATCCGGGTTTTCCTCTACCGCAATAATTTTTATAGCTACGTCTTCATATATTTTTTCCTTATTACGTATTTTGCATGTATTATTCGCTATGTTTTTAAGGACATGCCCTGCCGTAATAAAAAATAATTTACCATTATAATCAAAAGCAAAACAAGTCCCCAACTCCTCATATTCTTTACCTTCCTCGTCTTGGGTCTTTTTTGTGACTTTGATGTTGTATGTAGATTTTGAGATTATATCAAAAAGATTAGTATTTGCCTTCATCCTTATTTAATTTTTCATTTTCAAAAATCCGTTCTCATCCACATACACCACAAATTCTTTTGAGGCAGGTTCTTCTTTGGTTACGGTATCGCCTTTTAACATGTAGCCTTCTCCACGCATCAGCCATTCTGCCGACAAATTCGCATAAGCATTAAGAATACTAACTATTACCTTAGATGACGGTTCTGTATTCCTTGAAAACATAGAAGCAATCACAGATTGCGTTATCCCTATACTTTTTGCAAATTGATTGTCGCTAATCTCTAATGAGTTCATAAACTCTCTAATTCTTTGATTGATAGTTGCTTTCATAATAACAAAATGTTTATCAATGTTAAATATTGCATTTGCGATAAAATAATTAAATACAACTATTGTATTTTATCGCATTTGCGTTATCTTTACATCATCAAACGATAGATAATACCGTTTTGATAAAACCTTTTTAGAATAATTAGTAAAAGTATTTTAATGATATGGAGAAAACAAGTTTTGTGACAAAAAAAACGTTAACAGAAACATTTCGGAGATTGCCCGTAGGCGGTGAGATTACGGTAAAAACCCGTGATTTCAAGTTCAACACGGCAAAAACCGCTAAGTACAATTTGAGAAAGGAAGGCATCGAAATAAAACTTACGGAAAGAGGAATGATTGATGAATATAAGGTTATAAGATTAAGCTAAGGAGGAATGATTATGAGTGGGAAATTCATACCAGAAGATGGGGTCGAATATGCACCTGTGTATTACTTCATAGGTGTAGATATGAAAGTACACTGCTATATCAAAGAGCCATATAGTGACAGCATGTATGCACAGGAACTTGACATGGTTGGCAATTTATTCAAAAACAAAGATGAAGCTAAAGAATACGCATTGATAATCCGTAAGATATTATCAAGCAGAAATATTGTCAAAATAAAGGAGTTATTTAACAAAAGTGGAGTTTCTGACAAACCGGATGGGCATTGGGAGGTGTCGGAAATGGACGACATGATAGTGTATAAGACGAAATGATTATGACTTTAAAGGAAATTGAAAATTTAAAAAAAATATCAGAATTGTTAAAACGACAAGCTGATATTGACACATTGAAATTACTCGTTAAGAAAGACTCAAATGTACTGATTAATTTAAGCATGGCTATTGATGGAAATATGGGTTCAGTTAGTATCACAGACTTAAGTCCGAACCAAACATTAGATATGCTTAATTATATATCTAATGTAAACAAAAATAAAATATCCGAATTTAAAGAAAAATACAAATGGATAGAAGTAAAATGGCAGTAACAGCTGCTCTTATTGTTGTAATATGTGTGTTAGCCTTGATATTCATCATACCCTATGTATGCTTCCTTATCAATTTCTGGCTTGGATTGATTGTAACAATACTCTTTGTACTTGGCATTTCGCTTCGCGTGTTTTCATTGCATTTAAGAAAAGAGGGAAACAAAGTTGAAGAATATCAAAAAGCAGTCAGAAATAATTCAAACCGCCTTATGGAGCAGGTAATTAAAATGAATAAACAAAGGAATCACCAACAAGCATAAAGCTATGAATATCAACAAAATATCAAAACAGACAGCCATGTTTGCAATAGGATTTATCGGCTTCTTATTCCTTCTCGGCGTCGCAGGTAAATCAGATTATAATCAGGAAGTCATATACAACATGACGGAAACGGCTTACAATGTTATTGTAGATTCTCTCGGCGAAGGTTGTAGCGATACTCAAATCGTAAAGACTTATTTAAATAACAAAGAATATTACGACAGTCTAAGTTGGTAGGTTATGGGAAGAACGAAATCTGTAGGAAAGGTAAAACTTGTACAAAAAACATGGCTTTCCGCTAAGGAAGCAATGGCATACTTAGGATGCAGTGATAAACTGTTGGAAAAACTAAGGAACAATGCCGAAATATCATTTTCTAAATATAATAACCGTACCATTTGGTACGACTTGAAAAGCATTGAAAGGTTTATAGAAAGAAACCGCGTTGTGTGAACAACGCTCCTTCCTCTTAGCTCAGCCAGGCAGAGCATCGCTATGGTTACTTGTTCGAAGGTTTAGTATCCGGTAATTTCCGGTTAGCGAAGGTCGCACGTTCGAGTCGTGCAGAGGGAGCAAAATACATAGTTCTTTGACGTATTGAATGTGAAATAAGGTTTAAGTATCTGATATTTAGACTTATTTCAATATAACCGAGGATTACGGATAGCGGAAACGCGGGGACTCCGTATAGGCTTGGTTATCGTGATTGTCTCTTCGCACCGAAATGTCCTACGGTAGAGAGTATGCGGTTTGGGCGCCCGTATCGCAGGAGACAAAGGTCATAAAGACAACATAAGCGTCCGATACAGTCTTAAATCGGTATAAAGTATGCGGTGGTAATGAAAGGCGCCCGTACACGCTTATTATATATACTCCCTTCCCGTCAAATTCGGGCACGCTGAAAAGCCAAACACGTATTGTTGCGTTGAAGGGAGCGCTTATACTTAATATTGAAATTAATATGGAAAACAGAGAAGTTACTTTTGACGGAAAGAACCTTTCCTTTTACATTGACAATGTTCAGATTGTCAATGGAGAAATGCCGGATTCATATGAAATAAACGGTGAATATACAATTGATAGCGAGTCTTTAATCAGATTAGTATCCGCTTTGAAAAAAGATGTATATGGCGTGGTGATACAGAAAACATTTAGAACCCCCTATGTGGGCTATAAGTCATCATATGACTATTGGATATATTCCCAAAATGACCTTCCGGAAGGAGTGAAAGATATGATTAATGCTCTTAACAAAAGGGTAAAAGAATTGGAAAGAGATATAGAGTATCATAACAGCTCGCCGTGGTATAAGCGGTTCAAAAAAATAGAATAAAATAATTCCCGTGGCTCTCAATAGATGTTTGAGAGTGGTAGGGCTTAACATCGGAACGCTCACGGGAACAATTACTCCATTATAAACCTAATGCTGTACAGGCAAGCGTACCTATTTATGAAAAAGAAGAAAAAATCAATCCGCCATTCAAAGACGAAAGGCGGATTAAAGCCAAAAGGATGGGTGATTTCAGAAGATGGTACAAGTTATTTTAAGCTACCATCAAACCTACATAATGAATCATCATTGCGCCCCGTCCAAAATTTTATCAAAGGAGATTTTGTTTAGCAGACAAGGGAAAGTGTAAACCAAATAATCAGAATTATGAATAAGTACATCAAATTAATAGCACTTTTGATTATCGGAATTGCTATTGGGAACAGGATTTTTAATCACCTACACGCTTGGCTAGGCGTAGCAGTAATATCAGCCACTATAATTTATTTTTTTTATAGACTAATTAAAAACTTAAAAAATGAAGAGATTGATTAATCTGACATTGGTTTGTATGACCTTATTGGTATTCGCTTCTTGCGAAAGAGTAGCCCCTAACTATGCTGGGGTTCTGATGGAGAACTACGGTAAGCAAGGGAAAGAGGATTTCAAGGTGGTATCGGGTAGAGTTTCCACTTGGGAATGGGGTACAGAGTTGTTTCAAGTCCCATTATTTGACCAAAGAGGTGAATTTGCCAAACCTGTCACTTTGAAAGCTGCCGATAACACAGAATTTAATGCACGTCCCACCTATTCATATAAAGTTATAAAAAATAGGGCTGTTGATGTTGTATTCGATAATAAACATATAGATAAAGCCGATACGGAATGCGGGAAAGATGGTTTTATGCAAAGCCTTGAAGACAATATACTTGAACCGCGTATTTATGACTTGATAAAAGAAGAAAGCCGGAAACATAAGACAGACAGCTTGATGGCTGATGGCGGTTCTCTTCTTTTTGAAAAACGGCTGGAACAGATAGTAGATAAAGAATTTGAGAAAAGAGGGCTTCAATTGTTGACTTTTTCCGCGCAGCTTGAATTTTCAAGAGCAGTACGTGAAAAGATTGATAGCCGTAATGAGGTTAATACCAATATCTCAGTGTTAGACCAGCAAATAGCAGAACAGAGAAAACGAAATGAGCTTGAACAGTTAAAGACAGAACAGGCTCTAATTACGTCAAGAGGATTGACGAAAGAAATCTTATACAAACAATTTATTGATAAATGGGATGGTAAAACACCCTTATATGGAATTTCTCCTGATTTCTTAAAAATAACTCAATAAGCCTGTGAGGGTGAATAATTCATGACAGCTTTTTAATGTAGACAGTCCCGTCCACGTGCTGGTCGGGAAACACTGCGACCTGGCGGAATGGTAGACGCAGCACTCTATGATAGGAATGTCAAACCTTAGATGTGCGGAGCTTGACAACTCATCCCGGTTCGAGTCCGGGTGTCGCAACATCTTCACTACAGATGAAGTATTTGTTTAGTCGTAGCCGAGCGGTCTGTGAAGATAGTCCGGTTTTTCTTGAAACCAATTAATAACAATCATATGAAAACATTTGAAGAATTAAAAGAAGAACTCTTGACCCGCGCTAAAAATGCTGGCGCATGCCAATCCGGCTACGCAATGGGGCTAAGAAGCAATACGAAAGCCGACCTTCTAAAAGCCGTGAGAGAAGCGAAGTGCGCACCGCTTCCCTTTAACCTTGTACGGGCGGTTTAAAAACACAATACAATGGAAAATGAACTTGAAGAACTGTACAAGGAGCTAAACGAAGTCAAAGCTTGCGATTTGGACTATCTTCCCAAGTATGGGTATTCTTCAAAAGAAGAAATCATTCAGCTTATAGAGGTAGACATTGAGGAGTTGCGCGCAGAACTTGAATGTAGTCAATATGATTATACACCTGACGAACTCGAAGACGAAAGGATGTTTTTTTGCGTTAGTCAAGGGCTACCAAAATATTGTTAAACTTAATATTATAAAATTATGCCAATCGTAAAAAAGAATGACGTTCTACCTGAACGTCCTGTTATTATTGTACTTTATGGAGTACCAGGAAGTGGGAAAACAAGTGTTGCTACAACAGCCGATACCCCCTTACTGATTGATTGTGACAGAGGCGCCGACCGAGCAGTGCAGCGTTGCGATACTATAATGGCTAAAAACTGGAAAGACATAGACAGCGAGCGTGAATCAATGAAAGACTATAAAACAATTGTGGTTGATACAGCAAAGTCTATGCTTGACGATTATTTGAGCCAGTATGCCATTGAAAATAACTATAAGTTAAAAACAAATTCTTTAAAACGCTTCGGACAGATGGGCGAAGATTTTAAAGAGTTCGTCAACTTCCTTCGTTCAAATGGTTCTGATATTATATTCATCTGCCATGATAAAGAAACAGCAGACGGTGATGTGATAAAGCACTCTCCGGATTGTACCGGACAATCTAAAGACCTTCTTGTTAGAATTGCAGACCAAGTGGGATATGTATTTATCCAAAATGGAAAACGCTGTATATCTTTTGCTCCGTTAGATAATTTTGTAGGGAAAAATGTTGCCGGGCTTGAAACTGTTACTATTCCAGATTATGGCACAGCCCAATTTGATACTTGCATGTCTGACATTGTTTCAAAAGTCAAAATATCTATTCAAGGAAAAGGAGAAGCACAAGTAAAAGCTAATGAGCAGCTTGCAGCAATACGAGAGCAACTTGCGGCTGCAATGACTGATGAAGATATTATCTCATTGATGGAAGCAACCAAGACACTGCCTAAAATCATGCAATTACCGTTCTTCTCTGAAATGCAAAAAAATCTTGCTACAAAAGGATACGCATTCGACAAGGACAAAAAAATGTTTATTAAAGCATGAAAGAAGAGGAGGAAGTTTGGAAAGATGTAGTTGGGTTTGAAGGGCTTTACAAAGTATCAAACCTTGGTAGAGTAAAATCATTGGATAGGTGGTTGGTTTATAAAGATGGTAGAAGACGATTTTATAAAGGTCGCGTTCTTAATCCTGTAATTGATACACATGGATATGAGACCTTTCAATTAGGTAGGAAGAAACATGCTAAAACACATCGTTTAGTAGCATTGCAATTTGTTCACAATCCTAATCCATCCGAGTATAATGTCATCAACCATAAAGATGAGAACAGAAGAAATAATAAATATTCAAACCTTGAATGGTGTACTCAAAAATATAACATGAAATATAGCAATATACACCAAAAGAATAGAAACGCAACAAGTATTCCTATTATACAGATAGACGGTAACGGAATAGCAGTTAATAGGTTTAGCTCTTTACGTGAAGCAGAAAGATATGGTTTGAACAAGCGTGATGTTTGGAGGTCTCTAAAGCATGGAACAAAATATAAGGGATTCAGATATGAATATGAATAATAAACTTCCTCTTATTAGGGTAACACAACTGGAAGCATTTCGAAAATACATAGAGCAAAGCGATTACGCCAGTTATGAGATAACAGAGCAGTCTGTTATTGACAGTATAACTGGTGCATTTGAAGGCAATACATATACGAGAATTGGAAAAGCTTTTCATAAAATAGTGGAAGAAGGTACACCGAAATGCGAAAAGGTTAAAGCAGGTGAGCGTACCTTTCTTTATTACGGGAAAGAACAAAAGGAACAAATGCCAAGCGGACGAGCGTTTGATATTGATGGGAACAAAATAATTCTTGACATACCACAATGTAAGGCCGCTCTTGCATACAGGAATGAACATCCTGATGCTTTTCATGAGATACGCCTTTATAAGGACTTTGGGAATGCTATTATAACAGGATGTGCCGATATGATAGATGGCGTAGAAATTAGGGATATTAAAACCAAATATTCTTATCCTATTGATGCCGATTACATAAATTCTTGCCAATGGAAATTTTATCTCCAATTATTCAATGCAGATATATTTCATTTTGATTTGTTCATATTTGAAGGATATGATAAAGAAAAGCATGGATATGATGTCAGAGGTATTCCGTTGAAACGTTATGACCCTGCAATAACATGCTATCGCTACGATGGCATGGAGCAGGATAATTATAATCTGCTTCGCTCATTTCTTGAATGGGCTGAATACAGAGATTTGACCAAGTATTTACTTAAAGAAACAATAGAATAGTATTATGATTTTAACAGGAAGTATTTGTCTTAGTGACATTCCCCGTGAGCAAATGAAGAAAGTAATCTGCAAAGACGGGAAAGAGAAAATTTATTTAAATGTGGCGGTTATCGAACGCAAGGAACCTTCACAGTTTGGGCATACCCATTTTATTACTTGTGCCCCAAAACAAGAAGAACGCAAAGAAGGCATACAGTATATTTTTTGGAGATTTCAAGGAATATAAGCCCGTTCAGAGCAGCCCCACACCGGAACAGATTGCGGAAGCTCCGGGATTATCCCCGCAAGATGATTTGCCATTCTAAAATATTATGCAATACGACCTATCCAACCCACTCCACAAAGAGCAGTTCAAAAGACGATGTAACTATCTCTTCTCAAAGGGTTGCATTGTGGAACTGACGGAAAAGAAGCCTAAGAGGACAACGCAGCAGAACAAATACCTGCACACCCTTTTAGGCTTCTTCGCTTGTGAGACGGGGAACACGCTGGAATACGTAAAACAGAACTATTACAAAAAGTTAGTAAATCCTGCAATATTCACCCGTAAGATTAATGATAAGTTTTTGGGAGAAGTGGAAGTTTTACGTAGTTCCACTGATTTAGATACGGCAGAAATGACAACGAGCATTGAGCGTTTTCGTAATTGGGCGAGTGCCGAATGCGGCGTTTATCTTCCAAGTCCTGATGAAGAGAGGTTATTGCAATTAATGGAGATTGAAATAGACAGAAACAAAACGTTTATTTAAAATAGAAAATTATGCACACATGGTTTGAGTGTAAAATCCGTTATGAAAAAACAATGGAAAACGGAATGAACAAAAAAGTTACCGAACCTTATCTGGTAGATGCACTCAGTTTTACGGAAGCAGAAGCACGTATCATCGAAGAGATGGCACCGTTTATTTCAGGAGAATTCACGGTATCGGACATCAAACGTACCAACTATAGCGAACTGTTTCCATGCGAAGAGGAAGCTGCCGACCGTTGGTTCAAATGCAAGCTGGTTTTTATCACATTGGACGAGAAAAGCGGTGCTGAGAAAAAAACGTCTACCCAGGTATTGGTGCAGGCAGCCGACTTGCGTGATGCGGTAAAGAAGTTGGATGAGGGCATGAAAGGCACAATGGCCGACTACCAAATTGCATCGGTAACGGAAACCGCCATCATGGATGTATATCCGTATGAGCCAAACGAGACTGAGGATGATAGTAATACAGAAGTATCTCGATTTATCAATAGATTCCCAGAGGGACAGTGTACAGAGGTCACAATTGGCGGCAAATCGGTTATTATAGATAAGACCGGAAATAAACCAAAAGTCATTCCGAGCGACAGTATAGAAAGTGAGGCTAAAAATGAATGATTATATCCCGGATTGGTATATCCCTAATAAATAACCATACTTATTAACTAAAAGCCCTCTGCTCACGCAGAAGTCCCGTGAAAGGTTCGGGTTAAGTGATTTAATTTCAGCTAACAGTTAACTATCCCGGTGTGGCTTGACCGCCTATCCGGGAACTATTTGTTAACCTGCCTGCCCGGTCTGTGAAGATTGAGCGGGCGAACATGGTGGTATGGCGAAACAAAGAGAGACGCTATTAAGCAGTAGATTGATGCTCTAAGCTGAGGATTATAGGAAATGATAATCGGGGAAGGTTGGCGAAAAGGAGACCAGCATGTCAGGTAAACGAAGCATTCGAGGGTTATTAATCACTCGGTGACGGATACCAAAACCTACAACAGCGAGCCTTATTCATAGTAGGCGATAAAAGATGCAAGTGAGCAGCATAACAATCATGCAGGTGCAAGTCCTGCTACCACCTCATAAATGTGAGCCACACATAAATGGCAAGGGTTAGTAAATAATGGTTGTGCCCCGGAGAATACGTTTCGGGGCTTTTAATTGGGAAATTATGAAGAGAGTAAGTAGTAAACAAGCAAAACTAAATAGAGAAATGGATAAGATAAAGAAAAGCCTATCTCCTCATTGCTGTTTGTGCGGTCGTCCGGCTGTTGACCCGGCACATTTGTTGCCTCGTTCTCTTTATCCTGAATACTATATTGAAGAATGGAATGTAGTTCCAATGTGTAGAAATCATCACGACCTATATGATGGGAACCGAGAGTTTCGCAGAAGGTGTACTGAATTAGTAAATATAGTCCGCTTACATGATGAACAAGCGGCTAATAGATATTTTGGCTTATGAAACAAATTATTCACGGGAAAGTCCCAAGTAAATCCAATTGTTATAAAGTTATAACTCTAAGTGGGCATGGCAGCCTTGCCAAACAACCGGCATTAAAGGAATATGAAAAGTCTTTCTATCTGCAATGCAACCAGTATAGAGGACTGATGATAAGCGGTCTGTTTGAACTTCATTTGAACGTGTTTTACGAGAATCAACGTCCGGACCTTGACAACTGTTTTAAAACGGTCCTCGACTGTTTGCAAGGATGCAAAGCTATCAAGAACGACCGTAACTGCGTAAAGATAGTAGCAGAGAAGTTCATAGATAAAGTGAATCCAAGAATTGAATTTGAAATTATACCGATATGCAATTCAAGTTAAGAGATTACCAGCAGAAAGCCTCTGATGCTGCCGTTTCTTTCTTCAATAACAAGGCGAAGAAAACAAATGCCATTATGGTGTTACCTACGGGCAGCGGAAAGTCGCTTATCATAGCGGATATAGCTGCAAGGCTTGACGGTCATACCTTGGTGTTCCAGCCCTCGAAGGAAATACTCGAACAGAATTTCAAGAAACTCTGCTCGTACGGTATTCTTGATTGCAGCATCTATTCTGCATCCTTTAACTCAAAAGAAATAAGCCGGATAACATTCGCCACCATCGGCAGTGTGAAGAATCATCCCGAACTGTTCACCCACTTCAAGAACATCATCGTGGACGAATGCCACCTTGTTAACCCTAAAGAGGGTATGTACAAAGATTTTTTTGATGCGGTGAAGTGTAAGGTTCTTGGCTTGACAGCTACACCGTATCGTTTAAGTTCCAGCCGTGACTTTGGTTCTATGCTGAAATTTATCACCCGGACAAAGCCTCGTGTCTTTTCAAAGGTCATTTATCATGTACAGGTATCAACCCTATTAGATATGGGCTATTTGGCGAAGTTGAATTACTATCCAATGAATCCTTCGGGATGGAACGAACTTAACTTGAAAGTAAATACTACTGGTGCCGATTATACAGATAGGTCAGTTCAAAGAGAATATGAACGGATAGACTTTTACGGCTATCTCGTTCATATTGTCCAAAGACTGATGAATCCCAAAGCCGGAGGAAAACGGAAAGGTATTTTAGTCTTTACCCGTTTTCTGAAAGAAGCGGAGCGGCTTACTTGGTCTATACCCGGAGCCGCAATCGTTTCGGGTGATACTCCTAAGAAAGAACGTGAACATATTCTTAAGGCGTTCAAAGCTGGTGAAATTCCGGTAGTAGCTAATGTGGGTGTACTTACGACTGGCTTTGACTATCCGGAACTTGATACAGTCGTTATGGCACGTCCTACAATGTCACTTGCTATGTGGTATCAGATAGTCGGTCGTGCCATCCGCCCGCATCCTTCCAAAGAATGTGGCTGGATTGTGGATTTATGCGGTAATATCAAACGTTTCGGAGAGGTGTCGGACTTACGGTTGTTTGATAGCGGAAATGGGAAATGGGCAGTTTACTCGAAAGGAAGGCAATTAACAAACGTGAGATTCTAAAACTATGGACGAAGGATTTTTGAGGCTAAGCCGCAGGTTTTTCTCGAATGAAATGTGGAATGAAGCCCGTACTTTTAGCAGTTGTGAAGCGTGGTTAGACTTAATCCAGTCTGCACGATTTGAGGCAACGCCCCGAAAGGAGAGTATCGGAGGTCGAGAAATCTCTTATTCAAGAGGTCAATATCCTGCATCCATAAGATTTTTATCTCAACGCTGGAAATGGTCTGAAAAGAAAGTGCGTTCCTTTCTTGTACATCTTAAGAAAAAAGGTATGATAACTGTTGAGTGCAATCAGGGAATGAACCTTATAACCCTATGTAAATATGAAGAATATAATCCAATGGGCACAAGTAAGGGCACATGCAAGGGCACAGATATTGAAAAGAAAGTCAAAGAATTACAGTCCGAATGGGCACAGCTAAGGGCACAACTTGGGGCACAGTCTGTGAACAACAATCTGCCGCAATCCGAACTTTTGCAAAAATCAGGGCACACGGAGGGCACAAATACAAAGAAAGAAGAAGAAAGAGAGTATATAGATATATCTTCCCAGCAAAAGAAAGAAAATACTCCTGACGGAGTATCAAAGAAAGACAAGCTTTCTTCGCCCTCTCTTTCTGAAAAGATTGATTACAGCGGATTGATGGAATACTATAATTCCACATTCAAAGATAGACTCCAGCAGATAAAATCAATGACCGATGTGAGAAAAAAGGCTGTAAAAGCCCGGATAGCCCAATATGGAAAAGAGTCAGTGAGAACTGTTTTCAATCTCATTCTTCAATCCCCATTTCTGCTGGGAGCTAATGACCGCAATTGGAAATGTGACTTTGATTGGATTTTCAAACAAGCAAACTTTACTAAAATATTGGAAGGAAACTATAATGGGACAAGACTTAGTAAAAATCAACAGGATAGCGAGCAGCGAAAACGTGATTCAGTTCTTGCAGTCGCTACAACAGTCAGAGAAGCTGCCGCAAAAAAAAGAAAGGAACTTGAAGCAGAGGGCGTTATTGAATAAATATCCTGACCCTGCACAATTCATACTTGATTACAATCCAGATTTGCAGTTCAAAATTGTTAGGTGTAAGGCGACTCACTCCGATTTAGCCATGAATTTTTCTATACCTACATTAGGGCTATTGGCTTCGACTTATGGAGATGAGACCCCTTTGGAATGGTTGAAAATTCAATTCGGTACACTCAATGACTTCGCAGAGGTATCTACCAAGATTGCTAAGGAGCAGCTTAATGAGTTAGCAGAGATATTTATTTCTGAGTATTATTACATCAATGCAGCTGAGATATGCTTTTTCATTGCACGGTTTAAGTCTGGGAAATACGGACGATTCTATGGAGCTATAGACCCGATGAAGATTACAAGCGCTATGCTTGACTATATCAAGGAACGCCGCATTGACATTGAGCGTTACGAACGTGAGCAATACCGACTACAGCGCCAAAAGGAGATAGAAGAGAGCGGTAGCAACGGAATTTCCTATGTCGAGTATCTTGAACGTGAACGTAAGCTTGTGGAAAGTGGAGATGCAGAAGCCATGAAACGAGCGGCAAATCGTGTATGTAGTATTAGTTTACGTAAGTAGTGGCAAAAGCATAAATTTAACAATAAAGTATGAGACTTACAATATGTTGGACGACAAGAGGCAGGCAAAGACGCTTTTACTATGATATATGCAAAAAGTTTGGCATATCGGATTACATGAGTGTTAATCATGAGACGCCATGTGATATAAGGGATGAAGATATGGAGCTGTTGAAGGAATGTGAAAAACGAGGGTTTATCCAAATAAGAAACAAACGGTAAATAATCATGGACATAGAGATTGAAAAGAAAATCGAACAATTGGAGTGGCAGCGTGACAATGCAATGCGCATACGCTGCCCGTTGGTGGCAAGGAAGTATCAGCGCATGATTGATGAACTTGCAAAAGAGAGCAGAAACAAGAATATGAACAAGGCAGAACAGGCAAGGCAATGACTACCGACACGGCAAATCAGATAATCAGCAAGTATGAGAGCCTTGTAGTTCTGTGCACCTACAACATACTGCTCACGAACGACATCTGTTGCGGGCAGGTTATCGAGTGTCTGCATGCGATGAAGAGAACGCCTTATTACAAACAGGCATTCAAAAGATACTTGAACGATGCGGACAGAGCGAGAAGGGAATACGAGCGGACCGTAAACGGTATCATCGGTTCAGACCGCAGCGAATTCTTTGCCGAATGTAACGACAAGTATGTGGAGGAAGTGAACAAGCACGTGGATATGCTATACTGGCAGTTCAAGCAGGTTCTCGACGATAACGGCATATCCCATTCCGCAGAGATTGCAAGGTTCGAACTTGCAAGGACATTGTGTGATTACGCCTGCATCCTGTTTGACGAAAGGATTAAAGAACTTCGGAAGAAAGATGCACGGTTCAACGGGTTCACGTTGGAATATTTGAAGCTTTCAAATGTGGCAAGGGTGATGAACCTTGCTTCCGATAGTTTGAAAATCGGGAAAACAGTCAATATGAACACAGAGCGGTGCACGGTGGCGTTTGATGTGCTGGTAAGAAAGCTGTCGGATGCGGATAATATTGCCAACGCGATAAAAGTTTAGTGAGATGAAACCTATTTATAACCTTATAACCCTCCTCATGGACTGGCTTTCGGTAGAGGTCGGAGTGGATGAAGAGTGGTTCTGAATTATGGAAATGAAGAAAAGCGAATTGACACACGGCTCTCTGTTCAGCGGCATCGGTGGCCCGGAAATAGCTGCCGAGATAATGGGCTGGAAAAACGTGTTCCATTGTGAAATAAACCCGTTCGGGAGAAAAATGCTTGATTATTGGTTTCCAAACAGCAAAAGTTATGAAGACATCACGAAAACAGATTTTACAGAGTGGCGGGGAAAAATCAATGTCCTCACCGGAGGTTTCCCCTGCCAGCCCTTTTCTTGTGCCGGACAGCGAAAGGGAGCGGAAGATGACCGCTACCTCTGGCCGGAAATGCTACGAGCGATACGGGAGATTCAGCCCGATTGGGTTGTTGGTGAAAACGTTGCTGGAATCCTCTCGATGGTACAACCCGGTAGTGAAACTGCGTTGGGACGTGAAGAATCTCTATTCGGAGAGGTTGACCGAAAAAGAATATTGCATCGGCAGGAATACGTCGTCGAAACAGTGTGTAACAACCTTGAACGTGAAGGATATTCCGTCCAACCGGTTGTTATTCCGGCTTGTGCCGTCGGAGCGCCGCACAGAAGAGACCGTGTCTTCTTTATTGCCCACCGTGCAGACGCAGGGGTTGAAGGTATGCAACGAAAATGGGAAGACAACATTCTATCCGGTAGAGCTGCTTCCGACACCCATGGCGAGCGACATACACCATGCAAAGCGGGTGAAGGACTTGAAAAATGCAGGTGCAAAAACGATGGCGAGTCGAAGAAACGGAAGCAATCGTCCGAATGGACTAATGGATTTTCACGGAATGTTACCTACACCAACGACAAGTTGCCACAATCCCGGAACGGCAAAGGACCGGAAAGACGGCAGTCCCCGGACATCAGAACTGAATCATTTGTGTGCCCGCCTGATTGGGAAAACTTCCCAACTCAATCCCCTGTTTGTAGCCGAGATGATGGGATTCCCACCAGATTGGACGGTATTGCCTTTTCAAAGTGGCGGCAGGAATCGATAAAGGCATACGGCAATGCGATTGTCCCACAAGTAATGTATGAGATATTCCTGGCAATAGAATCTATAGAAAAAATTAGTGAAAATGAATAATGAGGACAAAATTATATTAGACGCCTGCTGCGGCAGTAGAATGTTTTGGTTTGACAAGCATAACCCACTTACTTTATTTGTTGACAAACGTTCAGAAACACTTACGGCCAAGGACAGAGGCAAGACAAGGGTCATAGAAATAAAGCCGGATGTAATAGCCGATTTCACCAACCTTCCATTTGAGGACAATTCTTTCTACATGGTAGTATTCGACCCACCGCACCTGAAAACACTTGGTGAAACCTCATGGATGGCTAAGAAGTACGGTAAACTGCCAAAAGACTGGCAGACACTCATACTTGACGGATTTACTGAGTGTATGCGCGTCTTAAAGCCTAACGGAACACTCATTTTCAAATGGAACGAGAGTGAGATAAAAGCTGCGGAAGTTTTGTCTGTTATTCCGTTCAAACCTCTTTTCGGACATACTACCGGAAGACAGAGCAAGACAATATGGATGTGTTTTATGAAACTCGAGAAATTTCGAGCCGGATAAATGGTGTTAAGTTAAAATTGGTGTTTATGAAATATATGGGAAGCAAATCAAGAATAGCAAAGTATATTTTGCCTATAATCCTGAAAGACCGAAAACCTGCACAGTGTTATGTTGAACCATTTTGCGGTGGATGTAATATGATTGATAAAGTAGATGGTTTCAGAATCGCGAATGATAACAATCCGTATCTGATAGCAATGTGGAAATCTCTTATCAACGGCTGGATTCCACCTGTGAGAATTGAAAGAAATCTTTATAACGAGGTGAGAGAGTGCTACAATAGGCATACAGATGCTTTTGCCTTAGATTACATAGGTTGGGTTGGATTCATGGGTTCGTTTAACGGACGTTTTTTTGACGGGGGATATTCCGGGCATAGCGTAGGTGGTAAATGCGGACAACGCGATTACATATCAGAGCAAATAAGGAATACTTTGTCACAAGTTGAGAACTTAAAAGAGGTTGATTTTGTATGGTCTGATTATAAAAAATTATATATACCCGACAAAAGCATAATCTATTGCGACCCACCATATAAGGGAGTAAAAAAATACTCCTATTCCATTAATCATGATGAATTTTGGGAATGGTGTCGAAAGAAAGTACAAGACGGCAACCAGGTGTTTGTTTCAGAATATAATGCACCCGATGACTTTATGTGTATCTGGGAACGACCTTTGAAAACATCTATTAATCAAACTGTAACAAAACATGCGGTAGAAAGGCTGTTTGTTCATAAATCGCAAATATGATTCAGGGCAACAGAGTAAAATCGCCACATCAAGACATCATGGTGCAAAATGTGTGTTTCGGAAGACAATCGGGAACGGAATGAAAGAAAGGAAAACAAATGAATATAAGAAAAATAAAGGAACATAACCCTCAATCCTTTTTAGACGATTTGAAACGGGTAAGAGAAATCCATCACGTACTATATAACGGATTCTATATTCGCCAGAAAGCGTGATGTCATGGTAATAATTTAATCGAGAAGAATATGAAACAGACAGTAGAAGAAGCGGCAAGGGAAGCAATTCATAAGCATTATAATTGTAATGGAACCTATCCATGTTCAGAACGTGAATATTGCGAACATTGTAACGGTCATAATACAGCATTCGATTGTTGCGAATGTGGTGCAGATGAATTTAAAGAAGGATTTATTGCCGGTGCGAACTGGCATATCAACAGCGTGTGGCACAAGACTAAAGATGAAGTGCCACAAGCTCATGGAGAATACAAAAATGAACATTATCCGCAGATACCATGCCTTGTATATGGGGAATTAAGCACTGGAACTGGTTACGGTGTCCGCTATTGGAATGTAACAGAGCAGTGCTGGGACAATGAAGAGTGCGATGATTACGAGTGCTCCAAAGATGCCATTGAAAAATGGGCGTATTTGGATGATTTAATACCTAATAAAAAGCAATGATTATGAAATCAAAATATGTATTATCAGTCGAACAGATGGAACATTTGCAGGAGCTTGGGTTGGATACAAGCGATGGAAGCATGTGTTTCGAGTGGAATGAATCAGATGCAGACAACATGGTTGTAACCTCTCCGGATGCCGATACGAATTACGACTATTATCATGAAACTTACACTTTGCAGGACATTCTCGATAAGCTGCCTTGTTTTATTGGCGCACATGTACTAACCTTACAGAAGCTTGCAAATAGCGGAACATGTTTATATATGGAGCCTTATTCGCGTTCTATATTAAACCTGACAGAGAGTAAGGAACTTATTAATTCAGCCTACGAGATGCTGTGCTGGTGTATTGAAAACAGGTATATTAAAACTAATCAGTATGAAAGCAAGAATAAAAGCAACCGGAGCGATTGTAGAGGTTGAAGGCTTATTTGATGTTGGGACTGCCTTAGTGAATGGTAGGTATTTCAAAGTGTCAGAACTCGACTTCTTTGATAATTTTGAAACTATTGATTGGGAGCACAGGCGTTATGAATTGGCAAAATCCGCTATGCAAGGGTATTGTATTGCTTTAGGAATAAACGATGACAGTGAAACTTATGATAATATTGCAATAGGTTCCTTGAGAGCAGCCGATGCACTAATAAAGAAATTGAAAGGGAAATAACCATGGATATAGAAGAAGCAAAAAACAAGAAAGCGAAAGCCGAAATGGAGATAGCTCATATTTTGGAAAAGCTTGAAGCAGAAACGGGTTTAAAAGTCAGCAACATGTTTTATATATGCAGAGAAAAGGATAAATCTGCGTTAGCTGTTTCCCCCATAGAGCATATAAAAACCAATATAATCTTAACGTTGTAATCATGGAAATTTCCGATAGGTTATTAGTTGATATAAGCCTTAAAAAGAAGGAGGGATAAATATGCAGAATGAAATTTCGTGGAACGAAAATACTTATTATAAGATTTACAATCCATATAGTGATATTTCTCCTTTAGAACCGTGTGATGCACCCAAAATGAAAAAATATCGCCCAAAATATGATAGGTGTACAAATAAGCAGATTGCGAAACGCAGGAAGAAGAATAAAAACCGTAAAACGCATAGGAGAAAATAATCATGGAAATAAAGAACGGAATAATAATTGACGGAGTACTGCATGAAGCTGTGAATTATAGTAACAATAGTTCTTGTAATATATGTTCTCTTAGAGAACAATGTGATAAATCAGAGGAACGTTTCGATGAATGGATTTGTAATATTATTGATTGTCGGTATTTTACCAATCGTGGCAAAGTAACAGATATTAAGATAGATAAGGAGGAATGACTATGGGATTTACAACACCGTGCTTTATTCGCAAAAATACAAAGGAACTTAGAAAGGAACTGGAAGAGTTGGGATATGAAATCCTTAATTCTGGTGATACAACTTTAGACGCACATAATTATGACGGCAAGGGAAGTCATAAAAGTATCGAAGAGGGAAAGGCTATCATAACGTCTTATGGTAATTTATATGGAGTGGTATATGATGTAGATACTGTCACCAAGAAAGGAAGAATTGATTGCGGAACCAACGAGGAACTTTTCTTGGCTATCGCTGCATTGAGAGATGAAGCAGACAAATACCAATGGTTTACCGATGGGGATAAATGGATTCTGTGTCCTGAAATCAAGTTCTCTACCTATTGGGTTTACAATGATATTGACGTGAATTTGGACGCCATTCACAAGGCTACCGTAAACGAACTGATTGAACACTTTAAAGAAAAAGAATGAAAGCACATGTAATGAAACTTGAAAACAATTGTGTGATTGTTGACGAGGAATATTTTAATGAGATAAAGAAGGAGTCAGAATTTAACCAGGAAAAGATAAATGAGATTGCCGAAGAAAGGTTTTTGAAATATGTCAAAGAAAGCGGCATCAAACTTTCCTATAAAGTAAACGATATACCTTATCTTTTTCACCACGACTTGTTGTATGAAATAAATTATGATGAGAGAGGTTATCCTGAATCTGTGTTAGAGAAGGTGAAGCATGTTATTGCAGACGATATAACCGAGTTCTTGAACGACAAGTTTAAAGGACTGAAAGACGAGGCTTTGAATTACGCAATAAGCGAGTTTGACAAGCGGAAATACGGTTTGGAGGCTACTGCAAAAATATGGAAATGTCTTGCATTAATATTTTTCATTATGACTATTGTTTCAGTAATCGCATTATTTATATAGCCATGACCGAAGAACTCGTAACATTAGAAACAGCAAAGTTGCTGAAAGATAAGGGCTTCAATGAGTATTGTGAAAATGTTATTGATATTAATAATATGCTAAGGAAAACCTTATATCGAATTAATGATGATTTACCAAAACAATGCTTTTCTCGCCCTACTCAATCCCTCGCCCAAAAGTGGCTAAGAGAAAGGCATGAAATAAATGTGTCGGTATTAAGAATGACAGAAAGATACGGTGGTGCAGTTGCTGAACATAATTTGCTGAAATACTTCTGGCATATTCAAATCCCCAACAGGCAATCTATGGTTGATGTAGGTGTATATTATTTCACCTACGAGGAAGCACTGGAAGCCGGGATACAAGAAGCATTAAAACTTATATGAGAAGATTTATATATATACTGGTTTCTATCATTATATCATATCTAATTTGTGTACATGAGTATAATACGTGGAATTTCATTGTTGGGTTAGAGCCTTCACAAGCTTGCGAAAGATTAGCCAAATACGCTTTTTATTTCGTGATATGGTATTGGGTTGCGAAAGCTGTTGATTTGTTTAATGATTAACGAATAAGAGTATATAACTATTATGAGCAAAGGAATTTACACAAAAGAAAATGTAGGTAATGGTGTATTCATCTTTACCGTCAATAAGAATTTTGTAGAACCTAAATTTTGGGGACTGCATGAAGAAAACGAACAGGCACAATGTGTAGTTATTATCCATGATGGCAATGCTTTATTCTTCTATCCGGAAGATATGGATAATGATACCCATATTCTTCTTGATTGGGAGAAAGAGCAAACAGGGAAGATATATCCAACCACAGAAGAAGGTATGAAGGATACCGATGGAATAGGTTATACCAAAGCATTAGCTGCATCCGGAAGCGAAATTGCTGAGAAAGTCATAGCATTGGACTTATGTGGATTAAGTTGGCGCATTCCTACACTACAAGAGAGTGTCTTAGGGTATGAACATAAGGTTATGCTGAATGCAGCCTTAGCTATCTGCGGAAAACAACCAGTGAAAGATGACTGGTATTGGTGTTCTACGAGAAAAGGAAACAAACGCAATTTTATTCTCAGTTGGGGCGACGGTTTTAGATACGACAACATTCAGGACAGTGACGATTGGGTTCGCCCCGTGTCCGCTGCCTCTCTTAATTCACTTTAACCTTATAAATGATTACAACTATGGCAAAAGTATTTATAACAAAGTATGCCTTAACAGAAGGTATTAAAGAGATAGAAACAGATATTATTAGAAGTAGATTTGAAGATAGAGAATATGTAAGGGATGGTTTATGTTCTTACTTCCGTATAGGGGAAAACGCATTCACCGATAAATCCGAAGCGTTGAAAAAGGCGGAAGAAATGAAGATTAGGAAAATCGCTTCTCTTCGTAAGCAGATTGAGAAACTTGAAAAATTATCTTTTAAATGTGAAGAGGGTTAATAATGGATAACATAAGATTAAATATAGGCACTCTAAATAAATGCTGTTCCAAATGCAAGTATTCAAAGGAAGCGTTTGACAACCAATTTGTAAGGTGCACATTTTATCGTTTTTACCCTTTTAGACAATTTGTATGTAGAAGTTATGGAACAAGAAAGAAAAATCGGAGAGGTATTTGAATATAATGGAGAAAAAATTATCGTGAAAAAAGATAGCGATATTATGTGCGAATGTGATAAGTGCTATTTTGATGGTAAACCTGAATGCAGTGATTGTCGTTGCATTTCTTGTACGAGACAAGATAAACAAGATGTGCACTTTGAAAAAGTGGAGGATTGATTATGAAAGCAAACCTAATATTTTTTCTTGCGATATTCATCATATCAGCATTATTCATCGGGCATTTCCGGTTTACATTCTCACCGTTCAGTGTATCCCTGCCCTATTGGCATAGGACTGTAGGAGTTATTCTTATCGTTGCAGGATGCTTGGTCTACAATATAGGTGAGCGTGTATCCGGTTACAAGAAAGGACTGGATGAAGGTGTGGAGATTGTTTTGAAAGAGTTACAAGAAAGGTACAACCATGAGTAAATACATGAATTGGGAACTCTATGATAAACCACCCGAGGGTTTCTCCATTGACAAGCATACTGGCTCTCCTTTGGCCGGATACGACTTTTACACAAACGGGAAAAGCGTCTTAAACGGAGGAGTAAGAATTCTTGTAAAAGCTCTGAATGTTCATGTTAACAACATAGCAGACAACCACTACCCCGTGAAAAGAAACACTCCCAATAACAAAGAACCCAAACAAGACCCGATGATTAACCGTAATGTGCGCCAACGGGTAAATGTCTTTGCACGCGAGAGGTTTAAAGTAAAGCTACTACAAGAAATAGAATTTGATTTAATGGTGTGTCAACTCGAAGGCTGGAGTATGGGAAGCTACGTCAATGAGCTTAAGCAATTGATTGATGATGTTTATCGGAGAATGGTTAAGACAAAGAAAAGGAATATCGAGACTACCAGTAACCCAAAACTTGAATTTAAAGATGAATGAATTATATATACCTCCACAGCGATTAAACCGCAACCCTATTAACGGGCGGTTTTTGAAAGGAAGTATCCCCCATAACAAGGGGAAGAAATGGGATGATTACATCCCTTCGCATAAAAGGGAAAGTATGATTAAAGGATTAGCTTTAAGGAGAACGGGAAACCCTAATATAGCGGGCTGCAATGCAAAGAAAGTAGTAGCCATAAAGAGCGGACGGTTACAAGGTGTTTTCCAGTCCTCTAACGATGCGGAACGAAAGACTGGCATTTGCGCCCGTAATATCAGGAATTGCTGTTCCGGAAAGCGTAAACACGCTGGCGGCTATCAATGGTTTTGGGAAAGCGATAATAGTTGGTGTGAATTAATTATAAATGAATAATATAACCATGAGTAAATTAGAGCACATCGCCACAATTGATTACTGCTACTGGAGATTGGGAAAGTTGAATGAGGCTCTTTCCAAGCCTAAATCGACTATGGAGCAGTTGGTTGATAAAGCCTGCGGTTATAATGAAGTGGAAGAAGTGAAAAAGGGAGCTATAACCCTTTTGGAACAGATTATTGAAAGCAAAAAGGCTATAGGTGCGGATTATTCGGGAGATAGCAAGTTCCTTGATAAATTAAAGAACAAAGAAACACATGAGTAAACTATACAAAGTAACCCTCTTTGGTAAATCATTCATTATAGGATGGTTCAGCCATGCGGACAAGTGGTATCATAAATTTAGTATAATATATTGAACCAATGAGAAAAGCAGACAGAATAATCAGAGACAGACGCTCCCGCATCCCGGACAAATACAAGAAGATTGACACTGCGGTCAACGGGGATGTGGAAAGCCTTGCCGAACAACACAAGGAAGTGGAAAGAAGGCTATTCCCTCTACGCCTTAACAAGACCACCGTTATTTATGTTACAAAAGACAAGCAAAATGAAACATATGCTGCGAAAGCACGTAAACGGATGGGGATAACAGAGCTAAAGAAAACGTTTGTGGACCCGCTTTCGGAAGAAAACATTACCAAGTTGTACAAGGAAGAAAAGATACCACCCCGCAGAATGGCTGAAATGTTGGATGTGAGTGTGAGGACAATATATATAAGGTTGGCTAAGTACGGGCTTACGAAAGTGAAATGCAGATAAATATGTACGAACTTGTAAAATAAATGATTATGAATGAAAAACTTTTAAAATTAGCATACCAATCTCTCAAACGTCAATTTGATGACATTAGTAAGGACAGTTGGATATGGGTTGATTTCTTTGAAGATGAAAAAGCGGGGTTTGACTACTTCAAAGAACAAATTGAACGGGACGAAGATTTTGCCTGCTTGCAAGACGAAACATATTACTTGGGCGAGGATTTAGACGAACTGGCGTATGATATAGCTTATGAAGCTGCTTCAAAGTTGAGAAGCAGTGATTTCTTTCATCAATGCGGGCAATGCATGTTAGAGAACTTATAGAATTGAATGATTATGGATATACAAGAAATTAAGAGAAGATTTGACCTTCTTAAAATGGCAAACTATGAACGATACTGCCTATTGCCAGAACTTGCCAAAGAACTGAAAGTAAGAAAAACGGATTTGATGCAGTTTGTGATTGATAATCCTAAATTATTTAGAAAAGGCAGTGTAGAGAAAAAAGGCAAAAATATGGGTGCGTGTCTCTTCGATGTTTATCTTTTACCCGAAGACAATCCTAAAACAGAAGAATGGCTACAAAAGCAGATTGTCGAAAAGGCAAAATATATCTATATCTCTGAATTTGATAATTACGGGTGTATAGAAGGATATTTTATAGTCATTGACAAAGAGGGCAGTTCTAATAAGAACAAAGAATGGCTTTGGCGAAATACAGAGCAAAAGGTGAAAAAAATTCAATCGCTTGGTGCCACGCATAAGGCTACATTTTATTTTGGTGGATATGGTGATTATACTGAACATCCGGTTGAATATGCCATATCTTCTGACGGATTGCAAAAACTAAAACAAGCAGGGTGGACTTTCAACGAATTAAAACCATTATCAAGATGAACTCAATAAACAACAAAAGAGGTTACAGCATATCATAAGCACAACGATATAACCCTCACCAAAACGGCAAGCGGTATAACCCAATGGAGAACCCGTTCAAAGCGTTCTAAACGTTCCATTGGATAACCCGGAAAAGGCGGCAATAGTCCATGTAAAGGACATTGTCCGCCAATTCAAGCAGTTCATCTATGTAATCCCTTTTTCGCATCACGTTCAAGTTTTCTACGTTGTTGGCGGTTTATACCATTTGCTATGGCAAGGCTGTTCAGCGTCTCTTTCTGTTCGGGAGAAAGCATGTTATATACTTCTTCCCGTGATTTGCCTGATAAAATGGCTTGTACTATTTTTTTAACTTCCATTTTGGTGCATAAAAATCAGTGTTCGAACTTGGATACCGCCCGGACACAAAAAAGGCGGTAAAACCATGTTGGAATTACCGCCTTAAATTTTCAACAAAAAACTGCTAAATTTTAATTAAATCACATCCTAATACGTCTGAAATTTTAGCAATTGTACTCAATGTGAAATTATGAGTTCCACATAACCATTTACTTACCTCTGATTTCCGTTTTCCCATACGTTTGGCAAGTTCTGTTTGAGACATGCCTTTCTCTTTCAAAATAGCATCAATCTTGTCAGATAATGCAAACGACATATCTACCTGTTTCCTTACGTCATTGGGAATATCCGAGATACAACTTTTAAATAATTCGTTTGCGTTCATAACTCAAAGGTTTTACTTTCTATATCTAATATTTCCGTTTCCTCTACAGTGACAGAACCTTTTTTAATAGCTATTCTGAGGATATTATCAAACTTCTGCAAATCCATTACATACCCACTCAGTTCTTCGCTTTCGTTGTATGTCTTGTTTTGCTTTATCCCACCGTTGCCTGCAATTAATATTTTATCAGATATTCTTAAACAGTATAATCTAAGCTTGCCGGATGTTATCGGCAACGCGCATACATTATCTTTTACCTTTCCTTCCGGTCTAAAATAACGCTCAAATACACCATTGTCTAATATCTTCTTCACTGCTAAAAGGATTATTTGATAGTCTCTTCTAAGCTCTGCATTATCTTTAAATTTCATCAGAAACTTTTCAAATTCGGAAATATCTTCACCTTCAAAGCAAATAGTATATAATGTAGCCTTATCTGACTTATCTACTAATTTTACATTTATCCCAGCCATACAGTTAACTTTTTCTGCCACAAATATAACAAGATAAGTAAACAAAGTGTTCACTTTAAAGTGTATTTAACCGGGTTTATTCACATATTTAACAAAATATGAGGTGAGTTGGCGGTAATTCCAACAAGTCAAAGAACAATTTACATAATATTTTCCAGTATTTTCCAAATTGGAAAGGACTGGTATTGTCATTCCAGTAATTTTCTTCTGCAATGTTCACACAAAAATTTCTTCGCCACCGGGAACATCTTCTGTCCCACATATCCGCTAAGGTACTGCGCCTCTTCCCCGTATGGGTCGATGCCGAACGCCCGTGAGATATGCCGGCATAGATGCCCCTTTTCATGGTCGAAAGAGTTCTGAAACTCTGCCGGGGAAGAAGTAAGGGCTATAACCATTACGGTCTGTCTGCTCCGGATATTGGAGTAAGTGATACCCGTATTCAGATTGCAGGAGCGCATGTTCTTATAGGCATTCACCAAATCCATCCCCCTGCATCCCACCCGCTGAAGGTCGGCGATGATGCGGTCGGTATAATAGCAGTCCACCGCATAATATACACGGACTTCCCAATCATAATCCGGTATGTAAAATTCCTGTATTATCATAGGCTACATCATCTGTTCCCACATGATAGGATTGCCGGAGCCTATGCAGTCGGCATAGAACCGCGTGAAAGGCATTCCATTGTAAGCGTCCACATCATCTATGTAATCCTTAATGAACAATGCGAGATGTGCTTCGTCAGTGATAGAACTTTTGTAGTAATCCGACTTCGCCATGTTTGCCACGTAAACGCTGTCGTACCCTGCATCCTTCTCCAGGTTTATACTGTACTTTTTAAGAAGTTCCTCTACCTGTTCTTTGCTGATTGGTTCAAGTTTTTCCTCCTTGCCCGTAGATTTGTTTTCCATCTTCATGCGGGAAACAGCCCATAGGCACATCTTCTTGCTGAAATGCCATCCGTGCTGGCTGAGATAATCAGCCATTGCAGGCGGTATTCTGTCGTATGTATCTAATCTTTGTTTCATATTTTCCTGATTTTAAGTGATTGGCAAAAGAGGGGAATAATCCCCTCTCCATTACATGAACTCTCCGTTGGCGCGTCTGCGTCTGCGTTCGCCCATATCATCACCGTAAGGCTGTGAATCGCGGCGTTCGTTGTAAACCGGATATTCCGGGAAGTAACCCGGCATACGGCGTTCGCCCATATCTGAGCCGCCGCTATAGCTTCCACTGCGTGAACCACCGCTGTTACGATAGCCCATTTCACCGCCCTGCATCTCACGCATGGCTTTCTCGTAACCATAACGGCAACCCTCTCTATAGGCTTCTTCCATAGGATTACCGCCTCTCATACCGAAGTCACGGTCATATTCTCCGCGCCCTTCTTCCAATATTTCCCACATTCCCATATTATTTCTTTGTTTTAGATGTTTCAGACACTCCGAGCTGTTCCATAAGCCGTTTGTTCAAATCCATAAGGTCGGACATATTTTTGCTCATTTCTGCCATTTGCCCTTTCAGAGAGGATATTTCCTGTTCCTGACGTTGTTTCTCTGCAAATTCGGGGTTCAAGAGCGTCAGCATCTTGTCACATCCCGCAATGACGGAATTGTGGAAGTCCATGCTGTTGATGATGTCTATGCTTTTCTGTTTCATAGAAGCGACCTCGTTATTCATCGCATCACGAGAGCATGACACTACGATATTGCCGTTCTGTCCGAAGTCGGCTATATCCATGCCAGCAGGTGGATTTTGGAAAGTCGTGTTCTGCCCGTTGATACAGACAACGACATCCACAACCATTTCCATTTGGGGCAACTGTCCCATAGGGGATGCCATAGGATATTTCGGCTTGGGAGCGGAAACGCTGACTACCGGACCGTATTCGATAAACGGGTTAGCATCCTTATGAAGTATATACAACTGGTTATTGGTACGAAGTGATTGAAACATATTGGTTTGATTTTAAAGGGGTGTGGCTATTCCCATTTTGGAAACAACCACAAAGCCCCATGTTAACTACTTGCTCTTTTGAGCGGTTGCTTCTGCTGTCGGAGTCGGTGCCGGTGCGGTTGTCGGACGATACCCACCGTTAACAAGGAACAGTTCGTTGGTGTACTTGTTATAGTGAATTTCGTAGATACCCGTTCCGGCAAGATTACCGACAGTCACCGGCTCGTTGTTGTAAGCCAGCAACGGTCTTGTATCCCCATTAGTCCCTATCAGTATCGGGAGTGTAGCAGTCGTACCGGCAGGTATTGCTTGGCGGAGACTGACATAGAAACCGCCTACATAGCTTCTGTTACGGAACGCATGGTTAGGAAGTTCCAAAGTCACGTTCTCCGTGCCGACTGTTACGGCTACCGTAGGAAGGGTATTGAAATTAGCCCTTCCAATAGTAGGGAACAAGAAAGGAAATCCTGTAAAAAAGTTAGGCCACATAATTACCCCCTTTCTTACCGGAATTAACCCCAGTAGTTGTTACAACCACAACCGCCACGTCCATACATTGCATCACCGGCGTAAGCACCGAAAGCCGCAGCACGGAAACAATCTGTGTTGATGGCTTGAATATTAGGGTAAACAACCGGAACGGTGTTAGGCATCTTGCATTTTATTCCATCGACATCGGACTGCAATGCCTGCAAGCCTGCTGCCAAAGGAGCAATCTGTTGTCCTACTGAATTCAGGATAGTAGCATTCTGGTTACGTTGGGAGATTTCAGCAGTCAAAGTAGCTTTTTCTGCTGTAAGAGCCGCAATCTTATCCTGCAATGCCTGGTTCTGCATGGCGTCCAGCTTCGCAAGGATAGCATTGGTATTGGCGGTAGCACCGTCACGCAATGAAAGTGCATTCTGATTGGCTGTGTTGACAAGTGCGTTGGTCTGATTGCACATCGCAAGCTGGTTCTCATAGCCCATTGTGGTAATGGCGTTCTGAGTCTTGCAGCAGCAATCTGCAATCTGAGTAAGAACAGCCTGATTTCCGGACTGGAATGCGTTGATGATTTGCTGGCTTGACATGCCCACCTGATTTCCTACATTGGCGATAAGTCCCTGGATATTGCACAGGGCGCTCTGTAACTGTTGGGTAGAGCAGTTCAAAGAAGAAGCAAGCTGGTTGATGGCATTGCCATTGCCCTGAATGGCTGACATCAGGTATTCACGACCGACATCACCGTTAAGCTCGGCAGGCAGACCGCCACCATTGCCAAAGCGGTTGCCAAAGCCGTTGCCGCCCCAACAGAACCACAAAAGGATAATCCAGATGAACCACCACGAGCCGCCCCATTGGTCTTGGCTGCCACGTCCCTGGTTCAGTAAAGCGAGAAGTCCGGGGTCTACACCCTTGCTTCCCATCAAGTTGGGCAACATAGCCATGATGTCAAATTTGCTTCCGCCACCATTTCCGTTGTTCCCGTCTTGGTTGAAGACATACGTTCTTTCCATAGAGATTTATATTTTGTATTACGGTCAAAATCAACCGCATCACAAAAGTATAAATACCGATACTGCCATGAAATCAGTTGTTTCCCAACGCTTTCCTAATGTTTTCCCAATATATTCTCAACACTTTCCCGCCTTCCATACGTTCCTGAAAATTGGAAATCATGTAGTTTATCGCGCGTTTGGTTTTGTGGATTTTAGGAGCTATCTGTGAAGGGTACATTCCCCTTTCGACAAGCAACTGTACAAGCAGATAGCGGGCGTCTACGGTTTCCGTATCCTTATCCGAAGATAGTATTCGGCTGGCGGGTATTTCGGTCTCCTGCGCCACGAGATTGATTGTTTCGGCAAAGATTTCTGACTTACACATAGTTTTTCTGAATTTTATATTTATCTTTGCCCTGCCACATAAAATATTTGATTCTATACGAACAAAGCACAAGATACCGTGTTGAAGATATTAAAGCCTCCAACGTGCGGTGTCTTATGCTTTTTTCAAATTTTTATGTGGCAATAATTATTTGAACGTTGGGGCTTTCCTTATACTCTAAGCCCCGAAAGAGTGTCAGCTACAAGCCAACTTCTACATCGTTAATTTTTTTCTTATCTTTATGGTGAGCCAAACAATTACGAACAAAACACATGTCAGATTTATCGAGATGCTGACACCACCGTAATTGATTTTAAATTTTTCCCACCATGACAGTTCCCTCTCTACAGGATAAGGCTTGGGCACTTCAATCCTTCTTATCTTTTCGATAAAATACGGCATTTTGACCGTTACCGTAGCATGAGGATAAATACCCAATGAATGGTTCAATATCCCGTTGCTAAATGAAGCATAGCTATAGGCATACGGATTGCGAAGGAATGACGTTGTATCGGCCACAGACACGCTGTCCTTGTACGGTATCAGCTTCTCTTGAAATGTGGTGTCATGGTATATTATGCTGTCAAGAACCTTTGTTTCAACGGGCATATAAACAGTCCTCGTCCTACAGGAACACACCGTCAACACAAGAAACACTATATACACTAACTTCTTCATAACCTCAACAAATAATGATTTACAACCATACCTGCACATATTGCGGCAACTCCATACAGCAAGTCTATTTTGTTCCACTTGCCGTTATAGTAGTGGCAACGGTCGCTGTTCTCCTTGATAAAGAGCATCAGCAGTGCAGTGCTGCCACCGAATACTATGGCGGTGGATAGATAGACCACCGCACCTAAGATGTTATTTCTCATATCTTATCCCAGTTTTGTTTTAGCCAGTTTATCTCTTCTTCGGTGAAGCTGCGGTCGGCGACTATGATGGCGCCGTGACAGCCATTCCAAGTATTTCCAGCGGCATTATCGTTTTTATAAAAATATCTACCCCCTAAAATAAGAATGTCATTGCTTTCTTTTGTTCCAACATTGATAGAATTACCGTTATAAGACTGCTTTGTTTGATAAGTTATCCCTTTTTCCGGTATACCAATACTTGTTAGACTTCCAAAACTACTTGTTGTAAAACTATTTAAAGATTTAATCTCTACGCAAAAAGCACCATTATTAGGTTCTTCTATACCGCCTAATGAGTTGGATATAAAAGCACTGTATTCTTCTTTCTCAAACCACGTCCTCTCCGCCATCACCGTGTAATCCGTTAATATAGGAAAGCCGTAGCACACTGCGTACATCTTGCCGTCGTAGCAAAGCTGGTCGGGATAGTCGGGGATTTGGGTGATGGTGATATTTATATCTTTATTATCAGCGCCAATTAAAAACATGTTAGTCATATCAACATCTCCATTGGCATTACTGCAATCAATCTCATTTATGCCGTTACTTAATGTTGTAGAAACGGCATTGCCTGTTATTTTATCAATATACCGATAATATAATAGAGCTCCATCCGGAATGCCACTAACTTCTGCAATGAATTTACCAACAAAACTACTTGCACAAAACTGTGCAGGACCATTAACTTTCTCGATAATAAGTTGTTCTGGAGAATATTCGACTGTACTTGATTTGGGATAGAACTGCCAAGAACTAAAATCTGTTTGATACACTCCCATCCCGCTATTCAGCTTACCCTTACCACCATACAAATAGGCGTGGTTGCCGTTGCCGCTAAAGTCTTTTAGAATAGAAGTGGGTAACTGGGTGATGGTGATGTCACATTTACCTTTGGCTTTCATAACAAATCCATTATACCCATTGGGGTTTGTTCCCGCTTTTCCTGCAGGTAGAGTGTACACACCATTAGACGTTATATCTACTACTTCTTCGTATGAGCCATAACGGTACTTTAAAGTTACACCACCTGCCACTATGCCACTAACGTTAATTTTCATTTCATTCCCATACCTACTTTGCCTTGTTTCTATAAACGTGGTGTTAAAACCATCGGACATACTTTCAGTTATATGTATTTTACTTGCCGTCTTGGTGAATACAGCTCTATCTTGAACGGTCACCCATTTACTTGCAGTAAAGTCCTCTGCATAACTCTCTATCACATCGAAATTCGTCATACCCTGCTTCTTCGGGTCATACCAAGCCTTGATGTGCTCTTTCATACCAGCGGGCCATGAAAGACCGCCACCGCCCGAAGCGGACGGAAAACCGACAGACGGTATACCGATAGTAGGAATACCGATTGTCGGAATGCTGATGTTGGGGATAGTGATTGGGTTCATAGGCTATCCCTCTTTAATCATTTTGGCTTCCAATACTTCGGTAGCGCTCTTGATTGTGACGTTTATGCCATTCGCTATCCCTACGATGCGGAAAATAGAGTCGGAGGCATCGTTGTTGTCACGCACGTTAGGATACAATGTCACGGGCTTCATGCCCTCGATATTGGCAAATACAGTCACCATTCCGCCCTTGTTCTTTATCTGTATGGTAACGGGATTACCGTCACTGACAAACGTTGCGTAATACGCTGTTTTGCCTTCTTCTTTTTGAAATGATAAAACTTCTGCTGCCATGATGTTTACTTTTTAGAGTTATTCAAATAGTTCACAATTCCCTGCACATGCAAGTCCACTATTGCCCGTTTTCCCTCTTCCGATAATAAGAAGCCAACATCTTCCTTATTGTCTTGGAATAGGTTCTCTGTAAGGACTGCCGGGCACTTCGTGTGCTTCAAGATGTAGAACCCGCTTTCCTTATCAGGGTCGCCATCCGTCATATCCTTGCGTATCTTCATACCCGGCAAAAGTCGTTCGGCTGCCGCATATAAGCTGTCAGCTAATTTATCGGCTTTCGTCTGACCTGCCGAAGTCCACGCTTCCCAACCACGTGCCTGCATCCATTCAGAGCCGCTTCCCGCTGCATTACAGTGGATAGATACGAGGATTGTGTCACTTGCCTTGTATTCGTTCGCCCTACGGCAACGCTCCGATAGGGGAACGTCTATTTCCTCTTTGACGATACGTTCTGCGTCAATGCCTTTCTTTCGCAGCTCCGCTTCCAATCGTATGGCAATCTCACGGGTATACGCATACTCTTTCAATCTTCCGTCCGGTGAACACTTGCCCGAAGTGTTACTTCCGTGCCCGTTGTCAATCAATATTTTCATTCTGCACATCCTCCTTGAAATATTTGTCATAAACTAAACGAGCCACCCATCCGGCAACAACACCGACACCGAATGATACAACAGTAGTCAGGTTCACCCAAAACGGTGTGTAGTGCATGTAAAGCATAACTCCCACGATGATAGCGATAACAATCGCTGCGATAATCAGTTTCTTTTTCATTTTGTTACTCCTTATCTTTAGTTATTATTTCACTCATATCTTCTTTCTCGACATCGAGCGCTTTCTTTCCGAACAATCCCAACGCTTTCAGTAAGTTGAAATCATATCCCTTTGGCTTCAAGATATTGCTTATGATAGAGCAGAACTCTATGAAGCAGACAAACAAGCATGAATACACATCAATATTCCATTTATTGCCGGAAGCAATGTTTATCATCACCACCATACAAACAAAGGCAAAGTATGTCACCATTTTACCCATAGTACGGCGCACAGCACTTGAAAACCGAAATTCTTCACCCAATAGCAGGCATTTCCTTATCCCGAACATCAAATCGCATACAACGACTGAAAATGTTACTATCAGCCACGGTATCATGTGTTCCAATGACTGTGCAATAAAACTGCTTGCTATTACCGAGAAACCACCCGGTATGCTTTGGGTAATAATGTTATTCTTCATCTTATCGTTATTTGTCAATTATTCCTATCTTTGTGTCTCTTATCAAATAAGCGAACTACTGTCATTCCGTTTTGCTCGTGAGAGTAGGACGGGATTTTCATATCTTACCGTAGTATCTGAACCATGCACCCCATTTACGTTCTTTCAAGTAGTTCGGATTATCCTGGTTGAGTTTGGCTTCCATCTCAAATGCGCTCGCACGATAGGCGTTGGCGTTTACCTTACCGCCGCCAATCTTGTTGTCTGTAAACAGGTGGTACACGAAGCTCACAAACCATTCTGCCAAATACAGAATGTAGTAGAATAGCGGGATAAGGAGCAACCACCACGCACTGACATAGAACGCCAGCAATACAGACGGGATAGCCGCTATCTCCATGCACTCGAAGAACTGTTTCTGATGTATCCGTTCATGACGGATAGTCGTTTCGGACAGTTCTTTCAGCTTCGTAAGGATGAAGCCGAAGAACATTATAGTTGTGTAGCCTCCAAAGAGGATAAGTTTGGCTAATTTGCTGTTGTAGTAGATTGTTTTCATATACATCATCTTATTTATTCATTATAATCAAAAACAAAAAGTACATAATCTAAATCATCAAAATCGCCAGCAATAAAACTTTGAATAGCACTTCCAGGTTGACATATATTTTCATTAATTTCCATTTGCGAATCACTACTACCTACAAGTCTACATTTATAGATTTCTAAATATCTAACAGGGCCGTTGCTTTCATCTTGTATATCAAAATCAATATTACTACCTACACCATTAGAATACCAATCTATTTTACCACTTTCAACAATAGTTAATTTTCCACTTCTATATAGACTAATATCGTGTGAACTAAGATTGGCTATTATTAACATTCTTGTTCCATATTGTGTATCAGTAGGTGGTAAATAGGTTAAAGCATCATATAATTTGCTCCAATCAAATTCTTTGCCCGCAATCAGCTTATCTCCAGCAAATAGCCCTGAGGTCAATTCTCCTATTTTTAACATAATCATTATCCTTTAATCGGTTACACAATATGCTGTATTGGCATCCTTAGAGCCAATAGCCTCGTACTCGGCAGCGGTTTTCTTGGTGAGGGTGGTGAGGTTGTCGGATTGAACTAAATCACGAACTATAAAATAATTTGTATAATTTTGATTAAGAGCTATAAATATTCTTTTTGTAATAATATTTATTTCATTGGGGCTAATAGAGGAGTAACAAAATATAAAACTTAATTCGTAAGCATTATTATCTTCATTACAATAAACTTGACTTACTCCAATTTTAAATATCTCTTTATTGTTAGAACTTAAATAAAGAGTATTTGTAGTTAATAGTTTCTTAACAATATCTTTAAAAGAATGTACATCACCAAAAACTATTGATATTTTAGTTTCAGCATCATTTCCTGAAGTTTCTTGATTTGAAATCAACTGTATATGAGCTTCATCTGTAATCGTAAGCATAATGTGTTTATCATCCACATACTTCTTCGTTGCAGGCTGGTAATCGCCCGTAGGGGTGAATGATGAAGTGTTGGTCTTGGTGAGGACGTCGTCCGTAAATGCAAACTCTTTCCAATTAGTCCTAACGCCCTGTTGATTACCACCACCTCTTGCAAACCATCTATTAGTTAGATAAGAGCCATAGATTTGATTAGAATGACCATAATTGGCGTTTGCGAAAATCAATGCTCCATTCTCATTAATAGGATAATTATTTTCAGGTGATGTGTAATCAGCAGCGCTTTTCTGCGTAGCAAACCCCGCTCCATTTATATCGTTTAAATTCTCTGATGTAAGATTTAAATGCTCAGGAACTTCCGCCCAATTCCCATTCTTACGACCGTATGCCTTGCCATCAGTTGGCGCTTCGTCTATACCGCCAATCTTACCCTGGCTTACCCATTCACCGTTCACCCATGCGTAGTAATCATAAGGGGCTTCCGTACCTACAGCCATGAACCCGTCAACTGCCGAACCGTCGGGAACGGCAGATTTCAAGGCTTCAAGGGTATCGTATTCACCAGCCACACGGAAAGAGCTTCCCGGTTCGCCTTTGCAATAAATATCCGTCTTGTCGAAACTTTCCGTATCCTTGTTATACACATAGACATAGTGGTCTTTGCCGATGTATGTCGGATTGTTGGCAACCTTTTCGGCATCTTGGGCGGCTGTATTAGCGGCGGTGGCTTTCTCTTCGGCATTGGATGCAGCGTTGTTTGCGGATTGGGTAGCCGCTTCTGCTCCTTCTTTAGCTGCGTTGGCATCGGATGCAGCTTGTGCCGCCAGTCCTGCTTTCTCATTGGCGGAATTTGCGGCTGTCTGTGCTGCTGTGGCGTTCTCTTCTGCTTTAGTAGCGGCTGCATTTGCCTTATCAGCGGCATCCAAAGCGGGAGCAGCTAACAATTCAAGTGGGGCACGTACAATAATGTCCTCGCCGTCTTTCTCTTGATATGCGGGCAGAGAACTTATGCCAGTAAGCGTTTCTGCATTAGGGACGTCACCAACACCTTGCGACTCTGTTTTAAGGCGGGCAACTATTTCTTGATAATCCTGTTCTGTCCAAGCCATAATTATTCCTGTTTATCGGTTACTTCTTCCGGTTGATTGTTGATAGCACGATTGAGCGCGTCAATGAAGAAAGGTTTGCAAAAAGCATTTGCATGCTCTTGTATCAGGGATACTTCTTCATCACTATACTCTGTCTCTTCATTGGAGTTGTATATCTTCAAAGCGAGTGCATGCGATGCGATACCGTTACCGTTCCGGTATAATACATTCGCAAAATTCTCTCTACAATCTATATTTTCACAATGCTTACGGGTAATGTCCGTAGCAATCAGTAATTGTTTAAAATTTATCTTTTTCATGAGTTATAATTATTAGTATTATCCACAGTAAAAATGAACCCAATAACTGCCGTCAAAAACGAAAAAGCAGGATATTTGATTGATTGAAGAAGCGTTCGTTGTGCCTCTGTTATTGGCATTCATTAGGTTTCCTTTTACCCAAACATTCCGGTTCAATTGGTTCTTCAAATATACAATCCGACCCGTAACAGCCGAACTTGGAAGAAACAGGGTAGGGTCAAAGCTTATATCCGGTCCTCCATATATGATAATATCATCGGTATCACTGACTGTATAGCTCAGTGGGGCAGACATTATACTGCTGCCTAAATTGCGGACGCCCGCAGCAAATCCGGAAGCCTGCAATCTGTTTATTCTTACCGATTCACCGCTCCTGGCATTTAATTCTACATTGCCCAATGCTTCTATCGCACAAGTATCATATCCAGCCTGAGCCATTACTCTTACACCGATTGAATGGTCACCGTAGGCACTCAGACTAAGTGCCGTAATCCCATCTCCACGAATACCGCACATTGCCCCGGAAGAGACATTCACTTCAAAAAATTTTCCACCATTCTTGCCTATCCTCAATGTCGCAGTCGGATTTTCCTTTTCGTTTTCAAGTCCTCTGTCGGTTATTTTGAATGCACCGATATACCCGCTATCTGCTGTTATATCTCCCGTAAAAGAGCCATTATGACATTCGATAGAGCCATCTTCGTGTATCTTGATATTTCCATTGGCGGTAATTATACCTTCCAACTTAATATGTTGCGACTTTAACGTTATACTTTCCGCCGACACATTAAACAAGGACGAAGCTTTTACTCCATTTTCAAACTCCGCAGCAGCCCAAATCTTGACACCATCCGCAGTGGTTAACCATCCCGCGCTTTTGCTTTCAAGATTGGATGTTCTTTTTGCCACAGCTTCAATCTTTTCATTGGTTTGGCTTAGCTGGGTTTCAAACTTTGTTATCATATCCTCGTAGGCATTATCGGTCAATGCCAGCGAATGTATATATATATCCCCCGTGAACTTCAACTCAAAATCGCCCGTTCCGTCCCATGTGCCGGAATACTCCTTCATTGCGTATTTCTCACCCGGTTCAAGACGTTCGGTGAAATGCAGGTTCTGACCGGGAAATCCTATTGTCAGCGTTCCGGCTGTAGCTACCTTATACCGGAAAGAGATAAAGAACTTCTTCGGTTCTTCCCCTTCCTCATAGGTAGGCTTATTGGCTAAATCTGCATTGGGCTGTTTAATTCCGGAAGAAAGGATACGAAGCACGTTTCTATCCCCGTCTCTGATAACGGCAGCCATGGCATCCTTACGGGAATAGAACTCCCCATTCACTAATAAGAACTTTCCGTTCACAGTAAAGAAGCGAACATCGTTCTTTGTCTCCCAACCGTTCGTATTGGATGCAAATGCCGCATTGTACAGATAATTATCCTTTGCCTGCACCTCGTCAAGCACTTTGGAGATTTCAGAGTAAATCAAATCTTCCAATATCTTGAACTGGGTAAGGATATTCACACCCGTTTTCAAGATAAAGTCACCAGTAACTTTATTTCCATTAGGACTGAAAGCTGTCACTTCTTTATCAGCCAAAGAATAAGAATCAATCCCTGCATATTGACGGAAGCTTGGAGTATCATTCCCGTATGCTGCCAATACGATGGCGTTCTGTCTGGTCTTATCCGTCCGGTTACCTAACTGTACAATGTCATCGCCTGCTTGTGGTACGGCAGACCCCGTGTCACAGTCGCTCTTCGAAAGGTCTATGTAATTGTCACCTACGCTTGTCACCAGCCGCCAATAGTAGGTATTAGAGACGTTCTCATGTACGCCTGGCTTGATGTTGAATGTCTGGCTGCGGGCTTGGTCTCCTATTACAAATTCCTGAACAATGGTCTTTTCCCCGTCTGTGTTCTCGAAGTAACAGCGGTAAAAGGTATCGTATTCCTCTACCTTAGAACATGACATGGATGCGGGAGAAAGTATTATCTGACCGCCAACCTGGCGTAATCGCTGTATCAGCAACTCAATAAACGTGGCACTCTTGCGTGCCAGCATATGGTCTACTTCCAAATAGCTGTCTCCCGTCTTGCTGTCTACTTTAATGACAAAGCCTTCACCGAGAGCACCGGAAGAAAAGTTCATGGACTGGATGTAGTCTGAAAATAATCCGCCTAAGAACTTTATTAAAAATCCAGCTTCGTCCGGTCTGTCTTTTCTTATAAAGAACTTGGATAAAGCCTCTATATCAAGAGCCTTAAAGTAGACAATTCGGTCGGCGGAAGTCCTGATGAACAGTGCTGGGTCGGCATCTGCGACGCATATATATATTTCCCCGAGATTCAGACCTTGTAAATGCTCTTCATCACTCGGAGATAAAGCAGGGGGAGCTGCCTGATTGTTTTCATTAAGAGCATCACCAAACCATAATATTTTACTAAGCCTTTTTTTCATACCTCAACCTTATCAACATTAGTAAATGCAGCTTTTTCTGCGCTGAATTGCAACATCTCTCCATCTTTGGCGTGGTCTATCAGGAATGCGGGGAAAGAGGCGGAAGAACCAGCTTCAGGAGAGCCACCAATACCTGCAATATCGTTATTCTGTAATTCAAGAGCCATATTTATATGGAACAACTGGCTATCTTCAATAACTTGCGTCATTTCCGGAACAGAACTTTCCGAACGGACATATCTTGTCCCGTCAATTTCCACCATAGAAAGGCATAAAATACGGTTTATGTGTTTTGCAAACCAATAAGGGACACCGTTTGAATTTCCTATTGTAAGATTATATACATCATAAGGTACTGCGTATAATTCTTCTATCTCTTGCATTTGGTTGCGATATTGCTCATTATCTATTCGAGGGGAATATCCTCCAGGTTTAAATCCTGCTTCCACACGAAAATTAAATACTTGCTGAATATCATCTACCCAAAATATGTTATCAAAAGCGGAGTTATTGCTTTTATGGGAATAACGGATAAGCACAGTTTCCTCTAACAAGTCATCAGAGGAGCATACGATAAAAGGTTCTGATGTATCTTCGTTGATTGTAACCGTATATACGGCATCCTCCAAGTCTCGAAGAATGGCGTAATACATCACTACATTGTCATTATGATTATATGTGGAAAGTGATATTGGTGTAGAATTTCCTGCGGCAAGATTGTTCAGGCTCGCTGAAACTTCCTCAGAAGCATTAGTGAATACCTGTATATGGATTTTATCAGAAGCGTGGAACTTCTGAATATAGTCCATATCAAGCCCAAACTTATCTTTTACAGGTGAGAAAAAAAGAGGGCAAACATCACCAACTTTTACCATGTCTTTTCGTCCTTTTATAGTGATGTGTAACTTCACACATCATGCGCAAATATACATACTATTTAGACCAATTCCAAATAATACATTGTAAAATAACGAGTGCCTGATAGACTTATATGAAATCTCCTCATCTATTAATCCACACTCTTGACTATCAAAGAATATTTTACCGCTTCCGGTCGTCCATAATTATAGCTTGCACTTTTTACGTAGCCTTTATAGATACGCCCGTTCTTTTCCACCCGAATGTAACCCGTCAAGTCTGACGGTATTTCCAAATCTCCGGTCTTGACGGAAAGTTCTCCTACTGTGAACAGTTTGTTTTCCAATACAATGCTCGACCTTTCGCTAACTCCATTGATTGTCACATCACTGTTACCGTCAGATGATGTAAACTCCAACGCGTTGGCAAAAGCACCTATATACCTTGCGTTTGCTTCAATCATAAACCTTTGGGAATACATGGCATTGAACATAGTAGAGGGAGATATGACACCGGATATTGTATATCCATCCCTTACAAGCTTGTATTTTTCTCCGTCAAGTGATGCTCCAACAAAGAATATATCATTATCACTGTCGCTGTCAGTCGTATCTTCACCTCTTTTTTCCGCAAGAAATTCCATACCATAAGCATCGGCTCTATATGGGCTAACTAATTCCAATACGTTATCTGTCAATGTAATGCCGGTGGTGTATTCATTGGTAAAGCGGAATTCATCGCGACCATTTACACTGTCGTAATCCTGTTTGTCATACCCGACTTTTACCCCCGAATAAACCAGTCCGGCATTCACATTGTATTCCAAATCGGAAGTGCTGTCCTGCAAGTCCTTTATTTCTGTATCTTGGAATAAAGTATCACGATGAACAAATGTCACCTTCTCGTCACCGATTACAGGGACAAACCCAAATTCCGCGCTCATCCAATTGGCGAATTTGGTATAAGATGTATATATTTTGGCATTGGGAAGTCCTCGTATGCTTTCTGCCGGAACTATCATCGCCATGTCTAAACGCTCATCTACTCCGGTGGCGATTTCACCCGTTACATTGTTCTTATCAGTTATAGACCTCAGTAAACGGTTAAGCAATACTTTAGGACTGATACAATCTATTTTTACAGATTTTCCACGCTCGGAAAAACTTATATTTAACGGTGTGTCAAGACTGTTGAATTTAAAATTAACGGGAAAATTTTGATATATAGGGTCAGATTTTGCAAGTGCTATATTGAAATTAATCATCTCACCTGGAGATATTGTCAAATTCTCATCAATATCGACAGTGTATGTATTAAATGTTTGAATTGTAGCGGATTGATAATATATTTTAAGCTCTTTACTATTTTCATTATAAGAGGAAAGCCGTATATATATCGGGAAGGATACGCCTGGTCTCTGATACGTAATGAATACACTGAATTTTACTTTTATCCGTATGGTCAAATCCCTGTCAGATATATTTTTGAACAGATATTCTCCGAATAGACTTTCCGTACTTTCAAATCGGTTTTCAGCCGTATCAAAAACCTCTACAATGTCCTTTGTCGTAATTTCCGGTTGTCCTAACATATAAAAAGGAATAGTATAATAAGCATTAGGATAAGCAGTCATTACATGGGAAACATTAGGCTCTTCCGCGTCACTTGGTATAGACCATTTTATATCACTGTTCATCAACAATCTGTCATAATCCAAAGGCTGGGACTCCTTTATTTCTTTTACCGGGTATTCATACTGCGTGCCTTTCTTTGCTTTAATCAATCTTGCGATACTGTTGTCGACGGCATTTATTTCGCACGTCGTATCATTGTAGGAAAATGTGGAGTAGTCCAAAGCGCATCTGAACTTTTCATTTAACAGCCATGAGTTATTCCGGGTATAAAACACGAGTGTTGCGGATGAGTTCAGGTAATTCGACAAATATTCTTTCAGCAATAGCGAATAAGCACCGTTGGCAAACTCAAATTTTGTGGAAAAACTACGAACAACTCCGTCATAATCCCCTCTCTTGAAAGACATCTCTACATCGTCCCAATTAACAAGCTCATTTGTGGCGTCATATGTCATTCCGCCTATCAACAGTTCACATCTGTAATACATATCTATTTCTTTTTTGAAGTTGAACGTATCATAGCATCTATGTCATCACACATACGTTTGACCATATAGGCATATTCTTTGGCGGAGAACGTGTTTTCATCAATGTGCATTTTTACATGAGACATTAAAGAAACGCGTTCTTTGGTAAAATATTCCCTATCCATTTTTATTTTCCCTATATCAGGAGATGTTTCCTGCAATTTTGCAAGGCGGTAGTTGTCAGAAGCGGAAACGCTGCTTATCCGGTTCTTTATCTTATCATGTTCGTCCTCTCTGAATTTATAACCCAAAGCAGACATGACTTCTACAGCATCACTCCAGTTTCCGGAAGAAATGAGTTCCTGACATATGGCAAGGCAATTTAATCGGATTTGAATTTTCAGCACTTCATTTTTCCGGTTTATTTGGGCGGAAACAGACTTTCCCCCTATTATTGATAAGTATTCATTGCATAGCTTCTCGGCCGCCAAAACCTTTTCTCTGATACTATATCTTCCGCCTTGAACAACCTTATCAATATCCCCCAGGAATATGTCTATAAAGCGGGAAAGGCATATTTTGTTTAAGTCATTATATATCATATCTTATACTCTGCTTGAAATCCAATTATAATCCGCGATATGGTTGGCTTTCTTCATAATCCGACCAATGTTCTGCAATTGTTTGGTATTGCTTTCCATCTTTCTTTCAAGTCGGCTGTAATCGTTGTTTACATTAACAACAATCCCCTCTTCTCTCATATTCTTTAGCTTTTGTTCCAATAAACCATAATCAGAAGTAAGCCCGCTACGGTCATAGATATATGATAAATCAGGGATTACCTGCGCATGCGCCGGAAGGTCTACCAATGTCGGCTTATCAGGAGTGATAAAAAGCCCGTTATTAGTTACGATACCCTCTTTCTTGCCGCCATCACCTACTATTGCCAAACCGCCGGGATGGTCTTTTGTTCCTTTGGCATATTTGGGAATGGGTTGGGCTGCTATTAGGGCTACTTGGGCGGCTCCCATAGCACCGACTAATGCAGCAAGAACTAAATTTGGAAGTGCTTTTGTCACAGCTAAAGCGGTTGCTATTCCTGCCTGAACAATAGAATTTGCTTTATCCCATTTGGCTTGCTTCTCTTGTAATGCAGCTTTTTTCTTTTCCAGCTCTGCATTTTTGGCGGCTGTCTTATCTTCGGCTGCACGTTTGCGAGCTTCTGCCTCTTCGGTGGAAATTGCACCATTTTCTTCAAGGGCTTCTATACGTTCTATTTCTTTATCGTATGCTTCATCGTTGGCTTCTTGTTCTTTTTCAATATTCTCTATCTGGGCGTCATATATATCTGTCATTAACGAGGTGATGCCTGATACTATCTTTCCTACGGCTTGCGCCATGTTTTCAAAACTTAACTTTCCATCCTCTGCTACGTCAACCATTATATCAGATAACCCCTCGAATATTCCTGCCGTTTCACCAAGAGTATCTCTTGCCGCATCATTCATTTCTGATAGACCACTCTTGAATTTGTCTATCCATTCTTTTTGTTTTTTATTGGCATCGTCATTATTCAGTTCATCTATTTGCGCTTGAATTTTATTAATCCTTTCTTGTAATTCCTTAGCCTTTTCACTGTTAATATCAACAAGGGCCATTTCTGCTTTTGCTTCCGCAAGAAGAGTCTGGAGACGCGCCTTAGCATACTTAACCCCAATATCATATAATTTCTTTTCGTAATCCTCTTTGCTTATTTCGCCATTTGCATATTGTTTTTTTATGATATTGGCTTCTTTCAAGGCGGATGTTTCCTGCTCGTTTACCACCTTATCAGTATTTGCCTCAATCAACCCAATTCTTTCTTGGAGGTTTCGCATTATGAGAGAATTCTCCCGTTGCATGTACTTCATGCGTATCGCCACAACATCCTCTCCATTCTTTTCAGCGTCCTTTATTTCCGCATCACGCATCATATTATTGAGTTGTATTTGGAGATTAAGCCTTTTGTCTAATTCTTCATTCGAGTTTTCCCCAATGGAAGCCAATCTGTTTTCAAGATTTGTTTTTTCTATTTCAAGCAGTTCCTTATCGTATTTATCGTTTATTTCCGCAATGGCTTTTCCTTTCAGCGTTTCAAGATTTTTCCGAAGCTCTATTTCTTCGTCTGTCCTACCCTTTATCTCTTTAATCCTATCATCGTATTCCTTACTGATTTCAGCTATTTCTCTTTCTCTACCATCAGCTATCAATTCTATTTTAGATTTGGATAAATCCTCTGTTATCCTCTTGATATATTCAGCGTATTCTTCCGCTTTCTTTTTTTCATCGTCATAAGCTTTATTATTTTTACCCGGGTCATTAACCAATGCTTTTACATCTACTAATTTTTCCAAATCATTCATTTGGTTCTTATACTGAATACTTTGTTCTTTTAAGGCTTTCAAAGTTGCTTCTTCCGCTTCAAGTTTCTTTTTTGCATCTATACCTGCTTCTGTTCTCGATAATCCCGTATCTACAAACTTTTGATATTCTGCACGTGCTTTTTCGACAGTATAAACTTGATTAAGCCGTTTAAACTCGGTTTCCTCGTAATTTGTTGCGGCTTTTGTCACTTCATTCATTACCCGTTTAGCTTTGGCGGTAGCGATAATCTGTGCTGTTAATAATCTATATGCGTCTTTTGCATTCCCCGTCATTATTTGTTCTTTTGTATAATTATCAAATAATTTAGGGAAAGTACTTTTTAATTCATTTGCGGCTACGATACGCTCTTCCATAGCTTTTTTATTGTCGGTAGCAGCCTTATATAATAGTTCTAATTTGATACGTTCTTCTATTGTATCACGAATAGCTCCTTTTTGAGCTATCCTTAATTTGTCTTGAACGGAAATTATTTCATCCAATGCCTTCTTTCCTCTAAACAAACTCGCAACCCAATCTGATATTTCATTTCTATAAGCCGTCAAAATTGTAATACCGACAACTACTGCTGTTTGCCAAGAAAATACAGCCCCCATTAATTGTTTCCAAACAGAAACCGTTTTTTGCCCTTCCATTCTTAGCCTTTGGACTTCATCAGACGTTCTTTTTATTTCATCTATCAACATGGGCAAGTTGTTAGATATAGCGATAATAAACATATTAAGTCCTAATGCCGCATTAGGAAGTTCACGGGCTATTTGTTGAACTTGCATCTGCAAACCATTCCAAGAGGACGCATAATTACCTACATTCCTTTGATAATTCCCAAATTGAGAGTCAATTTCTTTCAACTTATTATTCAAAGCATTGGCTTGCGCTATCAAATTCTTCCCGACACTACTTTCCCGGTCAGCTTCACTCAACGCCTTATATCTTTTCTGCAACTCAAGCATGGCGGCATTCATTTCATAATAGCTGCCGGAAGCTGAAATAATTGCCGTGGAATGATTTTTTATCAAAGCCGAATATTGCTGATTTTGCGCCATCAGTTCCGTATGCCTTTGTTTTAATAGCGAAGACTGCCTTATATATTCAGACAAAGTAATTTCTCCGTCTTTATAAGATTTTCCAAGAGATTTAATATCCGCATCAATCTTTTTCATAGCCTCTTTATTGGCTATGGTATCAGCCGTTAACTTAGTAACTTCGCCATCATATGCCTGTACGGTGTCGATTATGGCAGCATAGTTCATATTTGCCGCCTGCAATTGAGTGGATGCCTGGCTTATTATATTACTTGCTGTTTGGGTGCTTTTAGCCGCATTATCCTGCGCCGAAGACACCTGGTTGGATACGGAAGATAATCCGGCAAGCATATCACTTGCATTCTTGATATTTTTGGCGGACTGTTCGAACAAAAGGTTTAACTTTTGCAAAGATGACATTGAATTTAGTTGCTGAGATACTTGACGTAGCACGGTAAGTTGTTTCGCCTGAATAGATGCCATATTTTCTTGCGTCTTATTCAATTTCTCCAACAGCGAGGTATAATTACGTGCTTTTTGGGAAAGTTCATCAAATGTTTTGGGATTAGTTTTTACTCCTTGCGCCAACTCCTTAGCAAGCTCCACATAAGACCCTTTTGTACTATCAAATTCAAGACGGAGTTCCTTTAATTGTTGTACGGCTTTTTTGTCGACTAAATCGGTAATTATAAATTCGTTTGCCATAAGTCCTAATATTGGGTGTCATGCAACATCACATGATAACGCAAAGATATAAAATTATTTAGAATTAGTCTAAATTAAATTCATATATTCACCATTTCTTGTAAGTACAAAAATAAGTACCTATTTTTGTGCAAAACAATAAAAACAAGTAAATTATGAGAACAGCCAACTATTCAGAACTAAGAAACAACCTTAAACACTATCTCGATGGTGTGATAAATGACAGTGAGCCATTGCTGGTGCACCGTGCCGGCAATGAAAGCGTTGTTGTCATATCTTTAGATGAATATAACTCTATTAAAGAAACTGAATATATAATGAAATCTCCGGCAACGATGGAAGCTATCAGAAAAGGGGAAGAAGATATTAAGAATGGAAATTGCGTTTCTCAACATGAGGGAGAAAGTATGTCAGACTTTTTAAATCGCGTTGTATGTACAAAATAACACTTTCCGCACAAGCAAAAGAAGAATACCAATATTTTGTACGAAGCGGTAATAAGGCTATAATAAATAAAATATTGTCACTGCTTGAAGATATTGCCAAACACCCTTATACCGGAATAGGCAAACCGGAATCTCTGAAATATGATTTGTCCGGCAAATGGTCTCGGCGTATAAATTCGGAACATCGCATTATCTATTCAGTTAATGATGAAATAATCACGGTTTATGTGCTCTCTATGAGGTATCACTATGGTAAAAAATAAAGTAAAGGGAAAACAATATGTTCAAATGGTTTTAAGTGGCCTAAATTAACAGACCATTTAAGACCATTTCCTTTTTTTGTAGCGTGGTGTATTATTTTGTATCTTTGCCCACAGAAAGGATGATGAAGTCATATCCTACTTAAAAATTGTTAGTTATGAATATAAATGAAATTTTAAGGAGTGGCGCAAATGTACAATTAGTAATCAATGCGCTTGACCTTAAAGAAGCGTTCCTGCAATGGTGCGAAGAAACCAAATCCAAAGACACGACCCAGCCGGAAAAGTATTTGACTGCCAGCGAAACGGTTAAACGTTTAGGGGTTGACCTCTCAACACTATGGAGATGGGACAAAACCGGGTATCTCAAGAAAGTGAAAAGAGGCAGCAAAGTATTCTACAAAGAAAGTGACATTAAAAAATTGATGGAGGGCTAAGATATGGAAGAAAAGAAAAAAGGCGACCAAAGCCGCCCCAACGCCACCACAAATGTACACAATCCTAATGACTTGTGCAAAGTTCTTGAATAATATTTTCCGCTTAGGGTCTTTATTCATTTCTCTATAAACTCTTTCAACCGATACAGCCTATCAATAGCCGGATTGTAGAACGGGTCGGGGAAATGCTGGTTTATATCGTGTATATTCGCTTGTACGTACTTCTTAACATCGAATATATTCTCCGATTCGCTCAACTCTATTTGAGCGGGCAATTGAGCTGTTAAAGCCCAATGAACGATAGCCTTTACACTATCCTCATCGTATGCGTATTTACTTTCTTGTGCCATATAAGAGTATTTTTCAGCAAAGATATATTTTCTCTAAATTAGAACCAAACATATTCAATCAGTTTCCCGTTGAACATTTCGCCTCTCGGGCAAAAATTGAAAACCCCGTCTTTCTCATAAAGGATATATACTTTCCCCTCCATCTTTGCGGCTTTTCTTGCAAGCGAACGCATCTTAGCTATATCTGCCATTCTCTTTTTGTTTTCACACGCACATCCCATTATAAACCGAATTTTCTAAAATAATCCGCAATGCCTTGCTTTATATGCCTTTCCATGAATGCCTTTCTCGCATAAGAACCGACCTTGTAAATCGCCTGTCCGTATTTTTTTTCTATATCACCGCTAAAGCTTATCCCCACACTTTCAATCCTCAGTCCCTTATCTATCGGTACGGCTGTAATAGAATCGTGAAATTCACCCGTAATTATCAGGTTTGGCGTCCCTTTTGAACTTACAGGAGCGTTTATCAGCAAAGAATACATAAGCGGGGCTACCCTTTGCTTGAAAGCTGCATAGCCTTTGGCGTTCTTATACCAATACCCTGCTTCTTTGGTATTGAAGTACGGGTCATTAAGGTAAGTAGGGCGTAATGGTTTATCATTTCCGTTAATACCTGACCATAGTTGTTCTACAATATATTGGGAAACTTCTTCTCTGTTTTTTACCATAATATCCCGTATCATCGGTTCAAATCCGGTAGCAAACCGTCTGAATTTTTCTTCTGCTTCAATAATGTTAGCCATAGTCAAGACAATTTAGGGGCGAATGAACGCCCCTAATTAAACGATACCACCATCATAATATACAATCATCTTTTTTCTGCCTTGTCGCACCGGAAGATGCTATATCATCGTAGATGGACGAAAGGGTTTTCTCCCTTTCTTCGGGCGGTCGGTCAAGAAAAAACACATTCTTATGTGTGTTTATGAAGTCCCTCTTCTTCATATTTCTCACCCTCTCCTCATTGAATGTTACACCTTCTACTATCATGTCCAAGCCTCAATACCCGTAATTCCAGCTTCTTGCAATACAGAGGGAGATGCAAGGGTAACGGAGTCCTCGCCAACGGTAGTAATGACCCCGTTAGCATAAGAAGCACTTGTCGCCCCGTCCAACACTTTTTCTGCATTCTTTGCCAGTAATTCACCGTAATACTCCGTAATATCCAAATTTCCGAAGTGCTCAATCAATTTATACTTGTTTGATCCTGTTGATACCAAATCAACATATATCAATCCTTTCAATGCGTCAACGACATCAAAATCATAAGCTCTCACATCCGCGTTCTTAATATACTTTTCGTAATCCTTGAACATGGTTGCGATAGTCAAGTTGGCTTCTGTGCCAGAAGAATCCCAGTCCTGACCGCCCGGATAAACGCCGGACAGTGGAATGCCCGCCAAATCTTTCGTACCGTCATTCATTCCGTAAATGACGTTGTTCTCATCTACAAAATAAGCATCAAATGCCACATTCTTTGCCACCATGATGTTTGCTTTCAAGCTGGCATCGTAGTCCTGCAAAGTCCATACATCATTTTTAGCTGAATAGCTTGTGATTTTAGCAGGGCCGTATCCCGTAGCGGAAGTTTGCGCCTCTCCACCGGAAGGTGCATATTCCACAATCGTTTTGATAGGGAATATTCTTCCCGGACGGTCTGCATGGCAAGCCTTTTCAAAGGCTTCCGCTGTTTTCTCTGTAGGTATCTTATGACCGTGAATAGTCAGTATGATAGCTTTTATTTTACCGGGGTCAAGCACACACACGGAGCTACCCGTATTAAAAGTTGCAACGCCCGGACACTTTCTATAATCTGTTGCCATAACATTTTACTTCTTTAATGGTTAAATTTACATTTTTCATCTCGATAGCATCAATAAAATCACTGAATGGTTTCCCGTCTTCTCCTATTACCCCAACCCTGCCATATCTGTAGTTTTCAATGTAGGAATGTGGAACCACATCATTGTAACTACGGACAATGTTTATGTCTTTCTTGATTTCATCCAAGAAAATATTGTATATAGGTCGCAATACCTGCTCAAAGGAAGTCTTTTGCCGGTCTTCATTTGAATACCCTTTCAAAGTGTTTACCATAATAATAAACTCCAGGCTAACCTCTGTCTCGGCAGAACTTCTATCTTCCGTGAACGGAGAATAAAGACATATTATAGGAAACTTTAATTTACTTGTCTTGGGACTTTTACCCCATAAAGTTAATTGATTGCTTATGTAGGCCCAGTCTCCGAATAAAAACGACACATTGCTTCCGTATCTTTTCGATACCTTTTTTACAATGTCCGCAAATATATCATTTACCGGCTTCATATTCCCATACAGTTTATTTTACGTAACATACATGGATTGAAACATACACCAGCATATTCCTTTCCTTGCAAAAGTTTATAAACACGCTTGTTCATATTTACCATATCATTCCATGCCCTAATTTGCAAAACTTGTGGAGAAACAGCATCTCCATCGGCAGAAGTTACTGTTCCCACATTTGTTACGCTGTAATTACCGTCCGCTATATACTTGAAAAATATATAGCAAGCAATAGGGCTGTATTTTTCTGATAAAATAGCAAGCAGCCTATCCCATTTATCATCAACGCTATCTTCTTTTGAGTTAAGATAATCGGTAAAAGCCTTACACATATCCTCACCAAGTATACGAATCAAATATTCCTGTTCATATACGGAAATATATGATTCTATTTTGCCCAACTCCGCATCTCTTGTTATAGAGGGAGCGCCAGTGTCAGGATTTATCCCGACACTCAGCAACCCGGTGAAAGATTCGTAGTCAATTATCATACCGTATCTTTTTCCGCAGATTTACGTTTAGTGAACAACTCCTCGCAACCCAACGCTCTGGCATCATTAATCAGTTCGTTTGTCGCTTCAATTTTACCCTCGGCATAAAACTTGCTCGCAAGAGCCATTCCGACTGAAACTTCATCGCCTGTTTTATACTTCACACCATCCTTGACAAATGTTACGTTATAACGCTTAGTCAGGTTTATTCTATATTCTTTTCCCATAATTATTCTCCTTATGCTCCTTGAGTGATACCTTCTATTACAGTAGAGAATGTGTCCTTTACAAATGCGGTCTTATATTGCGACTTGATATAACACATCAGCCTCTTCTCTGCGATTACAGTCACGATATTCTTGCGGAAATCGTCATTCTCCCATCCTAAGGTAATAGACAATTCCCACAAGTCACGAATGTTCAAGTATGAGAAATCACCCATGATGAAATCTCCTTGTTCCACTGCTGTAGTAGTTTCTACACGCAATCCCTGAATCAATTCATCTCCATATCGGAATGGGCGGAGATATTGACCGTTAGCATCCTTAGCCAACTGCATGGATGCGTAATCCAATGGGTTCATCAGTACAAGGTTCGGACGATAAGCCATTTCGCTGGTGGATACAATTTGCGAATATCCAGCCACAAGAGCATCAAACATATTTGGCTTCTCAACATAGAAAGTAGAGAGAGAGAATGCCGGCATATCCGATGCAACGCCTTTTATTTCTCCATCAGAGCCATTGCCTGACAAAATTCCCTGCTCTTCTTTGATTCCAAGTTTATTTACCATTTCCGTTTCAACTTCATTGACGAAGCTGGGAAAATCCGACAGCGTTTCCTCTGTAAATTTAGCAGCAATAGCCACTTTGGCAGCGGTTATTGTTTTTTCTGTCAATGTCGCATCCATCAAAGGCTTTAGCCCACCTTCAGGAACCCATGCAGCATCTCCGTCCTTGCTTGTATATTCCGCATAAACCAAAGCCCTATTATTTGTGCTTGATACATTTGCATATTTTCTAATGACGGTTTGCGCTCTCGGATTGACTGATAAATTTGGGTCAACCTCAAGTCCGTAATGCGGAGCAAGGGACCCGGAAGTAATAGTTGCAGCGTCTTTCTTTTCCAGCACAAGATTTAATCCCAACTTATTGCCGGGAGCCGACTGACAAGCCGATTTCAAATCAAGAGACATAACGCCCTTCTTGTCCGCAGCAATATACTCCTTGAGCTGTTCGTGTAGCTGCTCATAAACAGATTTAATCTTTACCTCCCCGTTTTTACCTACTTCGGTAGAAGCCTTTACACGTAAAATGGCATTCTCCAATTCATTAACCTTCTCCTCAAAAGTCTTTTTGTCAATGCCGGCAAAATCCTTTTCCTTGATGTCATTTATGGAATCAGCGGCATCCTTTATGGATTTACGCAAATCTTCCAATTTCACTTCATCCGCAAGATAACCTTTCACTTGTTTTTCAAAGGCTTCTCCCATTTTTTCGTCCAAAGATTCAAAAAACTTCTTGTTTTCTTCGGACAAGCCGGATGTGTCCATAAGTTCTAAAAATCCTAATTTCATACCGATTTTAGTTTTAATAAATTACATAATGATTTTTCTTCCGTTTTGCCATTACTGCCGGCTTCCATCCCTTTGGGTGGAGCAGGTATAACACCGTCCGGCCTAAAAGATGCAAGTGACATTGCTTTGGCTATAATTTTTTGCAAACGCTGTTGCTTGGTTGTACTCATATTTTTACATAACAAGGAAATTTCACCGCTTAAATCCTTATAAGCGTTTTCGTAGTCTTCAATTGACTTCAACCCCAAATACTCAGTTTCTCCATTACAGCCAATTGATACTACCGATATTTCATACAGCTTAACCTCTCTAACAATCAGGGCTTCTTTTTCGTAATCCCATTCGCAATTCTCCCATACATACTCATAGCCAATAGAGAATTGATTAAGCGTGCCTGACTCAAGTTGTTTTATGGCCCTATCTCCAAGTTCAATCTCATCAATGCGCGCCTCAAAATAAAGCCCTCTATCATCTTCTTTCAATTCTGTAATAAATCCCAAAGGCTCTGACATGTCGTGCATCCAAAGGAGTATAATTTTGTCATTTGCCTGGCTTTGCGGCCCTCTTTCATTGATACTTTTTGAAAAGCAACCTTTCAATAGAATATCATGAGCCTTATCCACGTTTCCGAATACAGCAGCGTATCCGCTGATAGTCCGGCTTTCGGGGCTGTATTGGACATCCTTTGAGTTTATGGAGAACAATTTATACTGCATCCCCATCTTATCTTTGTATTTATTTGTCATTGTTTCCATTTTCCTTACTGTTATTGACGTTATTTTCAACAGATGCACTGCTTGCTGCATTGCTATCAAAATCTCCTTTTGGATTATCCGGGTCAATATCTATGTATCTTGCAACTTCTATACGTGCCTCATCATGTGTTATCAAAGACTTATCTATCAATCTCTGTAAGGCATCAGCAACTTTAACCAATGTATTGGCTTCTGTCTCCTTATTGGTTTGAAGGCATTCAACATCTGTAAAATCAATCTTAATAAAAACACCTTCCGGACATATGGCTTTTGAAAGACATTCTGCTATCTTTCGGCTATCTGGAATGATTACGTCCTGATAAGCCTTTTTCCCGGCACTTTCAAGGTTGTCGTATTTGGCATCCGTAAAAAGATTGGCATTTATGCCCATTGCATTGGCAATCTTATCTGTACACCTCTTATCCTCTTCATGAAGTTTTAATTCATCAGCATTAAAATCAAGAGGAAGCCATCCTAATTTGTAACGTGTCACCAAAATGGGATATTCCTTGTTTACTAAGCCATAATCACGTTTAAATCTGTCCTTTATATCCTTTTCATCTTCCGAGGAAAGGGCAACATTTCCCATCTGGTCAGTATAATCATTATAGAGCACGCCTTTAGGACCACCATTTACAAGCAATGTATGGCTTGCAGACATAGAAGCTACCCAGTTTGATATAGGCTGGGAAAGGCTATCTGAAACGGACTCAAATTTGACATCAGCAGTCGCACCGCTATTTATTACTATATTGCTGTCATATATTACAAGATATTCATAGTCCTCCAACTCTAATCGAGTTCCGTTACAGTCTATATATACACTTGATATAATATTTTTCAGTTCGTATTGGCGAAACACCTTACCGGTTCCTTCCATATGGAAAATCTCAGGTGGAATTATCCACATTGCCTTAGGAGTGCTTGTTTTTGTCGCTCTAACAAGAACAATTGGACAATAGCCGAATACCTTAAGACATATTTCAATTTGCTTTACAAATGAAGAGAATGTTTGCAGCGGATTGGGAGCGTTGAGTATATTACGTATATCGGCAAATGTCCTTTTTTCATTTCCATCCTTATCTACCACATAAGGAATACCACGGGACATCATAGAACCGATTTTATCAACTACAGTGAAGAAAGGCGTACAGGAAACAAGCGCTCCGGCTTTATCCAAATTGTCAGTCATGTCATAATATACTTTCCATTTGGAACGCCTTCCAAACAAATCGGACAAAAACCAGTAGTTTCCTGCTGCATCTCTTTCTACCCGATTTACATTATCATACATCGGAATAGACTTTTTATTCTCTGGCTTCCAAAATTTAGTAAATATGCCCATATACAAAGCAGGAGTGACAGCAAATAAATGCGGCCACTCCCATATATTTAGTGTTTTAGTCCATTAATACGGTTGCGTGCAACTTCACACGCTTGTAGTGACCCTACGTGTGCAAATATATATATTATTTAGACTAATTCCAAATAACAAACAGCATTTTTATGATTATTTTTTTGATTTTCTTTTTACTCTATCCGCTATACAACACAATACATACATTGCTTCATAGACATCTTTGCCGTCATAGTCCATTAGATTACGCATAAATAAGGACATTTTATTATCTCTCTTGAATTTAAAATCTCGAATTAGCCCCTTAAATGCTTCAATATAAGAAAGTTTCCCTGTATTTTCTTGCCTTGCCCACACATCACCTATTTCAGCCCTATAATCGCGTATATAATGAAGCATCGCCTGCGAAGTCTCAATGTTTACATCGGCACCAGCGACCAGCGCGGCGATTTCTTTGATGGGAATCAATTCTCCTATATACGCATCGTCCACATATATTGTATCATGTACAACATACGCTTTCGCATACAGAAAACGCCCATTAAGCAGTGGATGTATTTCTACAATTGGAATGCCGGAAAATGCGACTGTCGCAGCCTCATAGCTGTCATATTCAAAATCTCCGCGTTTTTCTACGGTTCCGGTAAGAGCATCTGCCCCATCATCATGTGCGTTTTTCCCGAACTTCCTAAAAGATTTTATCTCTGCATAAAATTCAGGAAAGAGCACTTCCCAACCTTCCGGCATATATGTAAGATTCATAACCTCAGCGGAGCGGGTAAATATTCGAACTTCCTTATTCCCCGACTGATGAAACCATTTTATTTCTGTTTCATTATTGCCCATTATGCGTGATTGCCGCTCTACGTTTCGGGCAAAACCACGTCCACCGTTATTGCTTTCGATATTAGCCACGGTTATTCCGTCCTTAGCAAGCATGGTTGCAACTTTCGGCTCCGTAACCTCCATAGGAGCGTCCGTATACAGTATGCTTAAAATAAAGTTGCCTATTTCTGTATCCACATAATCTATGGAACATAATCTGTCACTGCCCGTATCTGCGGTATCGGTATAATTTTTCCGAATGGCACGGTTGGTATATGGTATTTCCCTATAAGTCTTGAATGTACCGTACATAAGACCTTCTATAGGTGTAGGGTTCTGCATATATTGTGTTTCAAAGACGAATGGATTTATTCTATTAAGATTATGCAATTCATCCAATGTGTGTTTAAATTCCCACAAAGGAAATTCTTTCCCGTCCGCTTCTTTTTCTATGACCGGCAATGAAAGAACAGTCCATTGCCCTGGCTCTGTTTTCATAAGATAGCCGCACAAATCATTCTCATGCAGGCGCTGCATGATTATTACAATCGGGGTGTTTCGGCTGTTCACTCGGTTACGGATAGTAGTTTCAAAGCGTTGGTTAACCTTTTCCCTTTTCACGTCAGACAAAGCGTCCTCCGGCTTAATAGGGTCGTCTATGACAATGGCGCCGGAAAACCTTGCCCCCTTTAATATGCTATCTATTTCTTTTTCTGTTTCTTTATCATCTATATCGTCCACCTCTCCAGCGCCAAATCCCGTTATCTGTCCACCTGTTGGCACCGCATATACACCACCGCCAGCTGTGGTACTCCACTTCTTTTTGCTGTCTGTTCCTCTCTTTATCTGGACATACGGGAACAACTGTTGATACTCTTCTGATTTAACTATGTCTCTAATCTCTTCTGAATTATCGTGAGCCAAATCGTCAGAATATGAGAGATGGACAAACTTTGAGGAAGGGTTGAGTGCCAATCCGTATGATATAAAGTTCTTTACGGCTAATTCGGTCTTTCCATATCGTGGTGCAATATTGATTATCAGTTTTTGAATTTTTCCGGAAATAACATCATCCAACGCATTACATATGCGTTCATGGTGTCTGCTCACCACAAATTTGCGCCCTGTTTTACTTTTAAAGAAAAATTTTGTGTAATTGAGAACGCCCGACATACAAAATGCTTGTAGATACCGTACACCGTCCATCATAGCCTTTCTATCAGTTGCTTTGCATCCTCGACACTTATGGGTTTGCTGGTATTCATCTCTATTTCGGTAGGCTCATCAAACCCAAGCATTTTACATATACGCTCAATAGCCTTTATCTTATCATAAAGTTCTATCTTCACATATTCAACATCTACAATTTCCGGAGCATCACTTGTTCCGATATTTTTTTTCAATATCTTGGTAGATATACTTTTTATTGCTGATTTCTCTTTGTCAGAGAGTTCATCAAATTCTTTACGCTCTATCCATGTGTTGTGCATGCTGGCAATGGATGAGAAAGCTATACCGGACAATTCTTGTAGAATGCGTTCTTTAGTTATATCCGATTTGTTTTTTTGTTCCTCCTGCAACTCTTTGACCCTTTGGGCTACCTTTGGGTTGGACAACAACTTGCAAGATTCTTCCCACACTTGTTTATCTTTCATCTTCTCGCACGAATAGGCACGACGATAGGCATCGGAAGTATTACCGCTTTCGATGTAGTAGTTGCAAAAATTCTCTTGTTTGATTGTAAGTCCTTTCATGTCTTTTCGTTAGTATGGGAAGCATGCCACTTGACATGCTTTTGCAAAGATAATAAAAATATATTGCAATTATAGCGCATATTTTAATGTTCTTAATCATGGCTTATTGGTTATACACTCAACCCAAATTCCCGGCAACACCAGCCACGTGGGTATAGAGTGTCCTTTAGGCGATTTGGCAGTCCGATTTCACCTGAACGTATTGAGCCAAACGGCCAACGGACTTTCCTCTTGAATGGTTCCAAACTCCCGTATAACGACCGAGCCTTTCAAGGGGCGAATGACATCAACCTGCATCCGCTTCGAGGTTTTAGGTGGGGTGACACCCGTACAAGCATCCTCTAAGTGCTTCCTTGCATCGTACTTCCTGCGGTTTCCCGCCCCGTTTTCACAGCCCTCTACAAGGTTCCTTCATCGGTCAGAGGTGCACACACAGCGTCATGACCGATTGTATACTGGCTTTAAATAGAAAGCCCCGTAATAGGTACGAGCTACTACGAGGCAATCATATATAACCTCCATAAGGAGAATGTTTAATCAATGTCTGGTAACATCCCGTACTTGTTACACGGGTAAAAGTAGGAATGTTTTTTTGCACAATCGGAGAAAAGGAACAATCTTTAATATTTACTTTTCATTCTGTCGCTAAAAGGGGCTAAAAGGGAGCAAGAACGCCTAAAAGGATGATATAATAAAAATGATATACACATTACCATCTAATAATCAATATATTATAGATATAGAAGTGTATCTTTATATTAACATTTTATTGTATTTATAATGATATATTTACATATTGATATTGTTCACGAAATCAATAACCTTTCTATTCGCTTCATCCACTTTTTTCATATCGAAACGGATATAGATGTCGGTTGTTGTACTGTTCGCCCAACTATGCCCAAGCGCGTGGGCGATTACCTCTTTGGGGACATCGAGTTCTGCCGCTACCGTGGCCCATGTGTGTCTTGCCCAATATGAGGACAAATCAGGGAATAAAGGATTTCTACTCTTTTTCCCTCCCAATCCCTTCCTTTCTGTCTCTCCAATCTGTTTTAACCCTATTCCCATACGATGTAGAAAATCCTTGTAATTTACGTATTCATCCATTATATTAAGAAGATAATCCTTCCCTTTGTATTTCTCAATTATAGCCTGCGCTTCCGGTTCTACTTTAATACTGTATAATTTCCCCGTCTTAGCTCTTTTATATTCAAAACGACCATTTACCAATGCAGAATGTTTTGCGTTGAACAAATCGGCTGCATTTACTCCTATGAGATAGAACATGAGCATGAACATATCCCTATATCTAATCTGGTATTCCTCACATGGATAATCTCTCAATAACCTAAGTTGTTCTGCTGTAAGGCTGCGTTTTCGGGTTTCCTCTTTCTTTATTGAAAACCTTCTGAATGGATACAATGTTGTGTACTCCTCATCAATGGCGTAGTTGAATACACTACGTATGTTCCGTAAATGAATAGCGTAGGCATTAACCTTCATCGTCTTTGCCATCCACGCTTCAAAGTTTTCCAGCCATGACTTATCCATGCTCTCAAAAGTACAATGACTATCGTATTCCTCAATCTTGTTTCTTGTGGTTGTATATATAGACTTAGTCCCCTGATTGGTTTTCTTGGAAACGAATTCATCAAGATAATAGAGAAACGTCTTTTGATTTTCAACCTTGCTACTTATAGCGTCCTCTATCAACTTCTTCAAAGCTTTGTCTGTAGTTGATTTCAACTTTTCTTGTTGCTCTAAAGTAAATATTACTGTTTCCGCCTTGTTTATTATTCCACGGGCAACTATATTCCTCGGCTTGTAATTTTGTGCACGCACAGAATATTCATTCCCATTCCATTCTTTTTCCGATGCACTTAGCTGCGTAGCTATCATTATTTGTTTGTTGTGGAATACATTCAACTTTATCGGATAAGTGCCATCTTTTTTTTGCCTTCTTTTATCAAGGTAGAATTTAACCGTTGCCAT